TTATTCCGTGATGATTACTTTGTGGCCATCCTCAAACTTCAGGACAAAATCAATCTTGGCTCCGATGGCCTGGCTTATGGCGGCCCATTCTTCTAATGTAAACTTTCCTGTGTCCATCCTCGCTGCCAAAATCTGCTTGGTCCAGCCCAGCTGGGACGCCAGCTCCGTTTTGTTCATGCCTTTGTAGGCCAGCGCCGCCGGGCCATGGGGTATGTCATGGTTGGCCATCCGGAATACGCTGCCCCGTCCGAAACATACCTGCAGACCATTGTAGACGGTTTCGCAGACTTTCACATTGACAACGGTGTCCTGATGGACGCCGTGATTGACACATTAAAACAGCTGGCAACGGACCCAGGGTCGTTTTTGGAGGCGTTCGGCAGGTTACAAGAGCGTTACCACCTGCCAGCTTGTCCTCGCTGTGGTAGCCCAAACATGAAGCGCAGGCTGGCCACGAATGCCAGGAGCCGTCATGCAGAATGTTATATCTGTGACGACTGCGGGACGGATGAAGCCATCCGGGACTGGGGCAAGTTCGTAAAGCCTCTCCACGAATGGGCATTGTTCAAAGAATAGAATAGCTACGGAAACAGCCCTGCCGCTTCGGTAGGGCGTTTTCTTTTGCGTTCCCATGTTGCCTATTGTGAACCGGCTGAAACGAGCTGTACGGGGCAGGCCGGTGGGTTGCCGCCGGTTTAGTTGACTGTAACTTGCTTGCAACTTGCTGTTGGTTGCAAGTTTGTTGCAAGATTTCGTCAAGATTCCAACAAGCTCAAACGATTTTCAAACGATAAGATGTGTCAACCATGCTGGTTTGCATGGGCTTGTTAGAATTGGCTCAAACGAATTTCTCAATCAAGCTCAAACCAATTTTTACTTGACGGTAAGTTGCTGGCCATGAGCATTTTATTTTATAAAACGTGCAAAAAACTATGATTTCGTGAAATAAAATGCAAAAAATGAGCACTTTTTCAAAACAAGTCTAACTTTTTGGCCAGGGAAATTTCAATTCATCTTTAAAAAGGGCAAAAAAATAAAGGCACCCCGAAGGATGCCTTTTTTATTTCACGGCCAATGCTACCACCAGACAGGCCGCTACCGCAGCCCAGGTGTTACGCTGGGCTTTAATTTTTAACCGGGTTTTCTTTTCCTCTGCTGCGCACTTCTCTAAGTATAGATTGGCATTCCGCAATGAGTCTTCTGCCTTCGTCAGCTGTTCCTTTGAGATACTCAGCTCGTTCCTGAGCGTCGCTAATTCTCGCCTCGACTCGGTCAGCTGCAGCTGCAGCGTTGTCAATTCGGGATTTTGCTGTGCTAACACTTGATCCAGCAGCGTCAATCTCTGTTCTAACCCCCGCAGCTGGGTCTCCGTTATCGTGTAAGTTTTCTCCTCCGGTACCGGTATCTGCGTTCCGGAGGCCGAGCATGTACCCGGTGCAAAAAATAACCACCAGCATAACAGTAACGATAAGAATAGCAACAGCAGTTTCTTTGTTCGTTGGTCGAAGTCTTGAAATATCATACATCAAAAGCCCTCCACAACCGTCAGTTCCACGTCGTTTCCGCTGTCAATAATCATCTGCGACAGTTCCACGCCGTCCGCATTTTGCATCCGCAGGCAGCCATACGTCGGCACCCATCCCTGGTAATCGGCATACGGATCTGGAAGCCCAGAGCCTCCACCGTGGATGTCCCTGCCCCTGGGGTCTCCACTGGTGATGTAAAAATTGCCGTACGCTGGACCATATTTCCCGTTCGTGATTTCTGCCGATACGTGCGTATAAAGCCCATTCGGAAGACTTCCTCTCGGGTCACCGTCGGAATTGTAACCGTGGACAAATTCGTCCCGGCACGGCCACTGGCCAACAACTTTGTAATTTTCATCCATAGCATAAATGGTCTTTTTGCGCCGTTGAAACTGGATTTCTTTAATCATTTTCTAACACCTCCTTATTTCCACGGATTGACACAGAACGCCAGCATGCAGCGTTCCGTCTTTTCCGGGTCTACGGACTGCATCTTCCAGCCCAGGAAGATTTTCCAGTTATGATTCTTTGCAAACGATTTGCCGTTATACCGCAAAACCCAGGCGTTGTCCGAAGTTTTGAACATGTAGCCGTCTTTGGCATAGGTCTTTATCTCTTTGACTTCTGCACCGTTCACATCCAGACCGGTCACATAGTAACTGAACCCGTAGGCACAGTTCCTGTATAGCCAAACAAGCCTGCAAATATACCTCTGGAAACGCTCCCAGAGAGTAAAATTCGGGTCTAACAAAACGACATATCCCCTGTGTTCCCCGATGGTCTTTTCCGCTTCCCACTCACTGTAGTATTTGTAGTGCTTATTAAAGTCGTACTCAGCCCACTTTGGAACGTGGTGCTCTGAAATCATCCACTCCACATCAAGGTGGTCATCCCAGTTGGCCCACCAAAGAAATATAGACGGAAGATTTCCAACTTCATCCGCAAACAGCAGAACAAAAGGATTTGTGAAGTATGCGATGATGTTGAACAGCACATCTATGACGGCCAGCAGTAGCCATTTAATGTACTTCATTTTTTCTCGTCCTCCTTGTCTTTCTGCCATTCGTCCGGCACGCCGTCCATGTCCTTATCAATTAGCAGCACACCGATGACGCCCATAGTTGCAGCGACGCTCGGCGAAAAGTATTTGTCTATGCAGTCATTGACAGCCTTGTAGTTCAGGCTGCCGCGAATAAAAAATTCATACAGCACGCCGCAGATCGTCAGCAGGCCGCACCCGATAAATATGCAGGCATAAATCCACACGAACAGTTTCGGCAACGTACCGCCACGCTTCCGGACGAATTTTGTTACCCTGCTTTGCAGGTTCTTAATGAGTTTCATGGGGCAGCTCCTCGATAAATTCACGCCTTACATCGGGCATAAATCCGTTTCCTTCATTCTCGGTATATGCGCTGTACATCGCCTCAAATGACTCAACTTCACGCAGAGGCACCGGCTTGCCTTTTTCCTTATAGTAGCTGTACATTTGCAACATCCGGTCCCTCAAAAGTGCCTGAACGCCAAACTCCAATTTTTCAATTTTTTTCAGCATCTTGCTCCAGCGTGTCGTGAAATATGTCAATGCACAGCCGAGTAAAAAGGTTACGATGTTTGCCCCGATTTCTTGTAGCATTTTATGCCTCCTTCTAAGTTCGCAGCATCATCGCAATGAATCCAACGAATCCGCCTAACCAAGTCACAACCATCTCTTTCAAATCAAAACCCCGGTAGCAGCACCAGTCCCTTGCTTCCTTCATGAATCCGGCAAAGATGGCTGCCGCTATACCGTACAGCGGCGCAATAAAAAAGCCTACTGATATTGTTATCAGCAGGCCGGCTGCAAAATGCAGCTGTTTATCCAAAGCCATAAGAGGCATCCTTCCGGATAATAAAAAAAGCACCTCATCGGTGCTTGTGGCCATATTGGCCTAAATGTTCTGTTTTAATAATTTCAACAAATCTTGCCTGATAAGAAAAGGCTGGTCACCATGGGCGATCTTCCGGATGATTTCCTCTGACTTTTCCACGATGTCCGCCTTCTTCCCTGGCGGCAGCGTAGCAAGCAGCCCGTCCACCGTGTCCTTGTACTGGCCCCGGAGGTATTCGGTCTCCTGCTCAATGGCCTTGTTGTAATACCATGGCCACCGATGCAGTACGTCCATCTCCAGATCCGGCAGGTCAGGTACTGTAACATCTACAATATTTGCAGTCGTCATAATCCGGCCATTCGTCATCGGTTCTTCCACCACCCCAGCATAAAGGCTCACGACGGCCATACCCGTACCCAGGCGCAAAATCCTCAAATTGTTTTCCGGAAGATTGATAACCAATTGTCTCACGGTATTGCTCCATGTTCCTGACGAGAACAAACGAATCCAATATCTTCTTCCGCAACGCCTCGGCATTCGTATGCGGCAGCAGCCCCAGGCAGTAAGATGTGAAAACGTCTATGCAGTGTTCTAAATCAAACTTTCCTTTTGCGTAGCCCCTCATGACATAGGCAAGGTGCTGTTTCATCCGCAGGGTCGTTCCCTTGCGCAGCTGGATCCGGTCAAGATATACCATCCGGCCAATGAATTCCACTCCGTGCCGGACAGGAACCACAGCCGTTTTATCGTTCAGCTGCAGCCCGAACCCGGAGCGCAGGAATTCGTCACAAGCCGCAGCGGCTTCCCACGCCTGTTGCTTTGATTCGCACAGCATGGCCATATCGTCCATGTAGCGCTCATAATATGGTATACGAAGCACACGCTTGATATAATGGTCCAGCGGAGTGAGAACCACGTTGGCCGTCATCTGACTGATAAGGGAGCCTACCTGCATTCCACGTCCGGAAATGCGCTCGGCTTTTTCCACATCGTCAAACTGCAAGGGCAGGCCGAATGGCCGGCCGTCACAACGGATGGCCGTCTCCAGGAACCACATCATGTCCGGGTCGTCCAGGGGCTTTCCCAACTCCCGCAGCTGTACTTCTATCGGAATCCGGAAAAAGAATTTCGCTACGTCCATCTTGCAGATGACCCAGCCCGGTTTATGCTGAACCATCCGCATCCAGTTCTGCAGCTGCTGCACAGCCTTAATCGTGCCCATGTTCGGAACGCTCCCGTAGGAGTGTTCGTAAAAGGACTTTGAATATATGGGCCACAGCTGCAGGTAGGCAGCGCAATTCACAACCCGGTCAGAAAATGGCAGGGCATGAATCAGCCGTTTCTTCGGGAAATACTCATAAAAAGCATGGGGCTTCCCAGGGCGATAGGTCTTGTTCAGTTCCCGTTCAATATCCCGGAAAATATAATCTTCGAGGCGGGCGCTATATTCCAGCACTTCTCCCTTGTTCCGCTTGTCACGGCGGGCCAAAAGATAGCCGTTATAGTGGTTCTCAAACGTAGCAAACCGTTTAAAAACTCCCGTGTGCTTTTCCATAGCGTCGCCTCAAATAGCCGCTTCATGTCAGACGCCGTGCCGTAACCGGAACGTCGGAGTAGGCGGCATATTTTTTTAGCCCTTAAAGAGCAAGGGAACAGGCTCCTTTACCACCGCTTGTGCTGGAAGAGAACCCGTGAGTTCTCAACTTCTGACAGAATGCGGTAAATCGGAGCGGAACCCGATGTTCGTGTTCGAGTTCGAGCGAGCGTTGTTGCCGTTGAACGAAGCCAGACCGTTGGACGTGTTGTTCCAATTGCCGCCGCAGTTGAAGCCGCAATAGCCTATCCCCTATGTTGAGCGGGCTGATTAACGGCATCAATCAGTCCGCCTACCATCTTTCCAATATCCACCATCTGTTTTGACCAGGATTCATAGTGTTTCATGGGGAGGAGTTTGTCATTTTTCGCACCAAAAATGAGGCGGCGTATAAATTTCTGGGACACATCAATTTCCTGTACCGTCGTTTTGAATTTATAGCCACATTCCGCTGCAACACAAAGGCGCAGCAGCGTGAACATTTCATCCTCAATCGTCTTGGCCACGTTTCTGTCTACTCGGGGGAATTGCTTGAGAAACGGCCTTGCAAACAAAATCATGTCCTCGACGTGTTGGCGCAGTTCCAATCTTTTGTGATATTCCGTTTTGTTTTCACTCATGACTTGTCCTCCATGATACCTACATTTTACTGTAAGAGCGCCCATGGTTCGCAGTTTTGGTAGATTATAACGAAATACGTTATTTTGATTTTTTAAAAAATTTTCCGGCCTTGCGGCCGGAAAATAGGGGGAACGGGCGCTGCTCACGCAGCGCAAAGCAGTAGCCAGTCGTCAGGCGGGCAGCTGAATATAAGCGGAGCGGAACCCGATGTTCGCGTTCGAGCTCGAGCGAGCGCTGTTGCCGCTGAACGAAGCCAGACCGCTGGACGCGTAGTCCCAATTGCCGCCGCAGAGGAAGCATCTTTCGTCCTCCGCATTGTTGAAATATGCATACTGGCTGGAGAACAGTTCCGCACTGGAACCATACTGTAACATGCCCAGGTTCTGCAACAGCAGTTTCGCAGCATCACTGATACCGGAAGCGCACACAATATTGGCAAAAGTGCAGTTATGACTGCCCGGTGCGGAATCCGTAATAGTGGTGCTGTAGGTCAGCTTGCTGGACACCCAGTCCATCTTGATAGAGCCGGAAGTCGTGCCTGCTCCGTTCGGGGCAATCAGGGTGCCGTCGCTTGCCTTGATTGCTTTCCAGTCTTCACTGGTAGCGCTCTGAGAATGAGCCGGGTCGGCAGCGTTGTTATTGGCCAACAACTGAATTTCCCCTTTGACGGTACGTACGCCGCCGGTCCATTCCCATACGTTACCGCACAGGTCGGCAATGCCGGACGGGCTCTGGTCATGATACCAGGTCAACGGTCCGGTACCGGTGGCAACTCTCTGAATTTTACCATTAGCGTCACGAGCCATCGACGGAATCGCTTTGTACACGCTTTCGGTATTGTGTTTTCCGTAATCGTTATTTCCTTTCGGCATGACACCGTTATTCTGGCACCAACGCACCAGCAGGCCCCATTCCATTTTTGTCATGAGGTGCCAGCCTTCGCCCTTGGCTTCGCAAGCTTCTCTCGCTGCGTCAAAAGTAATGTTTGCTCTCGGGTCAACGCCGCCCAGGGAGTAGGCACGGCCATTGTTGACCACGTTCTGATATTTGGAGATCAGGATTTCTTCCACTTCCTGCCCGTTCACGATGAACGCAGGATGAGTAGCCTCACTTTCTCCCATGCCCAGCTGTTTATAGGTCAGCTTAGGAATGCGCACCATGATGGACGGCAATCCCACATCATCAACCTTGACCACGTTACCCGGGCAGCAACCTTCTACAGCCAGCGCAGTTAAATCAAAATTAGCAGCCATGTTATTGTTCCTCCTTATTCCTCAATAGCCCACAAGGTGAGCTTCACTTTGTCCATATCCAGCGGCAGCGGTTCTCTCTGATCGTCTTCCGATTCCGGTTCCGTATATTCCCTTTCCGGAATATCAATCTCCGCTACATAACGCCAGCCATGTTCATAACCAATCACCAAATCTTTTGTCCGGTTGTAGCAGATAAAGATGTGTACCGGTTCGTCATCCTGCCGTTTGGCCAGGTTGAGCATCAGGTCGTCGTCGAAGATAATCTTTGTGCCAATCACCTCATACGGGATTTTCGGGCCAGCAGTCTTTTCGTCAATAATCATGATTCTCCAAAACCTCCAATCACCACATACTTAATCGTGGCCGAAGCTGCAGAGCCGGTGTAGCCAATTTGGAAACCGTTCGTCAGCTTCCCGGTCACTTCCACTTCACCCACGTTGCCATTAAAGGCTGTCACTTCTGTCAGCACTACATAGTTTGTGGTCTTCCTGACCTTACTCAGGCTCACAGACTGTCTGCTGTTGTTGAACGGGATTTTTTGCGTATTCGTCAGTGTTATGGTTCCGCTTTCCGTGATATCGTGGTCTGCCATCCACTTCTGGATGGACTCGATTTCCCACTTGTTCTGCCGTGCCAGGTTCATGACAAGGCGCACCACAGCGTCCATATCCAGCAACGTTGCGCCGGTGTAGGTATGGGTCCGTTCATCTTCCCCATCCTTATACTGCCGAAAAGCATTGAACAGAATCGCTACGGCAATATGGGCGTCCAGGATGCCATCCTCCATTTTGTTAAAATGCGTCTGGTCCTGGGGTGTGCCTTCTTCCATAACAGTGCCGGCAGGAGTGATCCGATACAAAGTGTCCCCAATCTTGACGACGAAAAATTCATCTGCCGGGTCTCGGACGAAATCCTCCCAGCGAGTCGGGTTATACATTTGTGTTTACCTCCTCTCGGATTGTAAAGTCGAACCAAAACAGGATGCCTGTCTGGCCCGCTTCCAGTCTTATGTTGCAGTCCTGGTGTGCCCAGATCTGCCCATCCGTGTTGAACAGTTCCACACGGTTGACTGTGATGGCGGCTCCGTCAGCGTTGATGTTCAGCTGTACCCGGACCGTACCGTTTTGCAAAATCTTCACTTTGGTAAGATAGATTTTGTGATACGTGGAGCCTACCCGGTAACGTGCATAGCTGACACGCCGCTTGATGTATTTCCGCAGGTCTTCAAAACCAGCTCCATCAATCATGTCTGTAACCTCCTTACATCAGGCTGCCCGGTATGCTCCCGCAGTACCGGACGCTATATGAAGTATTTCCAGCTGATGTTTCAGCTGCTACCTCGTTTCCTTCAACACCCCCATGGGTCGCACGCTGTGGGAACGTGCCGGAGACGGCCTCGTTCGTGTACGGATTCCGATAGCCTGCAGCATCATTTTCCGTGGTCACGATTATGCCCTCATCCGACAGTCTGCCCGGCGTGCTCCTTGGAAACATTCCGGATGAGATTTCATTGGTGTAGGGATTGCGGTACCCGAGGCCGTTGTTGTACGTATGAATCACCAGGTCAATGTCATCAATCTTGCCAAGTGTGGCCCGGAACGGATATGTTCCGCAAAGTCTGCTTTTGTAGCAAACCCAGCTGCAGCCGGTCCGGATTACAATGTTATGCGGTACGTGATAGTACACGCCTTCCAAATGGCTCCGGTAGGATTTGTATTCCTCCACCAGCTCCAGCACTTCTGAAAGCGACAACGGCGGGGCTGGGTCTTTGGCGGTCATCAGGATGCGGAACCAGTACGGTTCGCCGTCGTCCCATTCCCACCATTCCTCAACCGTTGCATCCTGATACACCGTCCGGACGATATCTTCCACCGCAGCCGGCGTGCCTTTCTTCCGGTGCCTTTCAATGGCTGTACGTACCATGTTCCGTTTTGTCTCCAGCGGGAAATTATCCCGATAGAAATCCACATGAAACTGCCACGCCAATTCATCTACCAGCGCCTCCGACAGCTCATTCAGCCGGGGCAGGAGCAGCACCAGGAGCGAGTCTTTGTTGGCAGCATCAAACTCTGCCTGGACAGAATCGCAGATATCGTTCACCTTTTGGTCATACTTGATACTTTCAGGCAGTGTCTGCTTAATTTGAGCATCTTTCATATCAAGCATCTTCACGCCCTCCGTACTGCACTGTTACCGTATCGGCGATACCTACCTGAGAATCGTCCAGCACCGTGAATGTCGGGGAACGTACTTCTGCACGTTTGGCTCCGGCCGCCACGATCTTCCGGATGAGTTCGCTGGGATTGATATCCCTGCCAATCTTTCCCTTTGTCCAGCTCACAAACTCTGCGACAGCGGCCTCCACGTTCGTCCGTATGACGCTTTCCTGTGCTGCATTGGCCGTATCAATGTAGTAGGTCAGGTCCACGTCATAGTTGACTACCGTAGGGGCCAGCACAGACACATGGTCTGTGAGTGGCCGGATGCTTCGGTCATTCAGCGTTTCAGAGACAATCTCTAACATTTCTTCCCCGGGGAGCTGTCCGTTATTCAGCAGCACCCGTACTTCGACTTCGCCCGGGTCGGGAGAGGTCACTGCCACGTCCGAAATCAGCGAAGAGGCCCGTTTCGCATAGAAGATGTAAGCGCCTTCAGGGCCAGCCACAGAAAAGCTCTCAGGAGCCATGTGGATGGCTTCACGGTAGCTTTCATCTTCCTCAATCTCTGCGCCGCCTTCGCTTTTGGTCAGATTGGCCACGTTGTCCACGTAGGGCACAGGGTCAACCAATGTCTTGATTTGACCGGCCACGTAATCGTTACCGACAACACCTTTTTCCGTACAGGTGGCGGAACCGTCCCCATACAGGCTGCCTGCCGGAATCACCAACGTGTCATCCAGGGTAAAGAAAATCTGTCCGTCGGCCGTAAAGCGTGTCCCTGCATCCACCGTCACGTTGGTGCCCATGGTTTCCGAAAGCGTGATACGCATGGTCGTAACGGCAGGCGTTGCCGGCAGCCGTTCCAGGCCAACCAGAGCGCCCAGATGGTCCAGTTTTTCCTTTTCCGCATACCGCAGCAGATTTTGTTTCCCGGTTTCGTTGATATCGTTCTTCAGCAGAATGATGATGTTGGCAATGGTCAACAAAAAAAGGCGAACCGGGTCGCCTTTTGCCAGTGTTCTTTCTGTAATTCTTTCGTATTCGTTTATGATCTTGGCTTCCACAGTCGCTGCGTCAGCATCCACAAACGTAATATCCGGTAAGTCTTTAAGATTCATTGATGGTCAACCTCACTTTCGGCGTCAGAATCCCGTCAATAGTCGCTTCCCACGTGATGCTTATCACAGCGGCACGAGGCTCATACTTTGCGATGGCCAGGATAATATCGCTTACCATCTTTGCTTTGGCGGTTTCTATCGGCTTGTCCAGATAGGTGACATCCAGCCCCAAATCTCTGTCCAGGGGGACGCTGTACTTGATTGTGTTCAATATGCAGCGCACGTTTTGTAAGATTTCTTCTGCAACCGTTGCCGGCGCAAAATCAATCGGGGGCAGCCTGCCAACCGCAATCTCATAATCCATTTAGATCATCCTCCCTGTGTACTCCTTGAGCGTGACATTGGTTTCCACTATGTAAATGGAGCCTCCATGCCAGTGCTTCACCGGTTCGGACAGGCTTCGCAACGTCCACAGTCCGCTGCTTAAACCGAACGGCCGGCCTTTAATCAGGGACATGAAGAGGTCACCGATAATCTGACCGCCTAACACCAGTGGGAACACCTCGCCGGTGTCCCGCATTTTACGCAGTTTTTTCAACACCTGTTCCGGATTCACACCATGGTCACGCCGCAGGGAGATTTTAAATGTGATTTCGTCTAAATCCGGCCCCAGGAATTCCAGGGACGGTTTCTGCGATAAAATATCGTGCTTCGCCCAGCGGCCTGTACCATTGCGCACAAATTCGTCAATCGTCAGCAGGTACCGCCTGGACACCATGAACGGGATATCTCCCATGTAACCGACAATCATTTACTTATCCTCCTGCGTAGACATCTCCGCTGCCAACCGCAACCGAACCGCCGCAGCTGACAGGGTCTCCGATGCGCCCGATCTGCAGACCGTTCACATAAACCGTGGAGCTTCCGGAAGCAATGATTCCGGTATGGGGCGGATGTACGATACAGCCATGGGCAACATAGCTGTCTGACTGCCGGCCGCATTTGATTTTGTTCACAAACACATCTCCGCTGCCAGAGCCCAATGGTCTCGGCGGGCAGGCGTCATGGCCTGTATCATTGTCTCCAACTCTTGTTACTGCGGGCATTGTGTACCTCCTTAGTTCAGGTCTATCCTCGGTGCCGTCAGTATCAAATGGCTGCTTGCGTGGATGTGAATTGTACCTTTCCCGTCAAAATGGAAATAGCTCCCGTCCGGGAACCGGATAGAGCGTACATTTTCGTCCTTGTCTTCGGGCGGATCCTGCTGACTGTAAAAGGCCCCCAGGATGAAACCCTCATTCAAGCCGCTGCCGGACGGGTTCGGCAGGAAACAACACAATACCTGAGTGTCAACTTCCGGTACCCAGTAGCCCTGCGTGCCCTTGCTCCCGATGACGATGATAGGCAGCTCCGCACTTACCAGGTCGTCCTTATCCGGAAACGTCACCCGGGCAGTACAGTTCGTACCGTTTACGGAGCTGACTCTTCCAATGCGGAACACGTCTCTAATATCCATTCAAACACCGCCTCACTTCAATACTTGTCTGATACCCGGAGCCGATGCTGTGAGACGCCCTTGTGATGATGTACTTCCCATCGTATTTCCCGAAGCCCAGCAGCTTTATCGTGATGGCAGCCACTAAATTCAGATTGCCTACCACGGTAAAGTTCCCTGTCCATTCCTGACAGTTCTTTTCCCGGAGCTTCTTTTTGGCCAGGCGTTCTGCCTCGGCTATGTTCTTGACCTGTTCTTTGATTTCCAGCGTCTTGCCTTCCTTTTTGTCCGGGTCCGTAAAGGTGGCCTCGACAATCTCTTTCTTTTTGCCGTGCTGGTACCGGACGTGGCAGGCCTTGTAAACATCCCTGGACTTGTTGCTCAGGGAGTAACTCAGCACCTCCGTGACCAATACCGTGCCGGCAGCCGAAGCGAACGTACCGGGCTTCACGATGGTCACCTTTGGTTCTTCCGCTTCGTATTTGGCCTCATCAAAAACAATTACTTTGTTCTCGGCAATCTTCAGGGCCAGCCCATGGTCCTTCAGCAGCGCCAACAAAAAGGACAGGTCAGACTGTTCTGTCTGCTCTGTCCTTTCCAGTGTCGGGTTTGCGTCGGTGTCATAGACCAGCTCCATGCCGGCGTCTGACGCTATGTCATTCGCAATTTTCTTTAATTCGTTCTTCTCCCAGCTGCGGGTCCGTTCCACGCCCCGGAGCTTATTGTTCTCCGGGATGGACACAGACCGGATCTGTACCTCGGACGGGGCCCCGCTGCTGGTAATCTCATCAATCTCAAACTGGCCCAGCTTCAGCTGGTTGGTACCCGCCGTCAGCGAGTCCCAGTTCAGCGTGTTCAATGTGACGTCCAACTTGGCACCTTTATCTGGGAACCAGCTGTCCTGCCACAGGCCGGCAATGTCTTCCAACTGTAAATCCAGCGTGTCAGCTTCTCCGGACATATTGTCCGTGTAGCTCAGCCCCTGCAGGCTTACCGCCAGATCTGCCGATATATCCTTGTTGTCATACAGCACGGTAGCTGTCACTCGTTTGGCCAGCATGACTTATCTCCTCCATGGCGGCAGTGTATCGAGTTTGGGTGCGGTGTATTCCGGCACGTCCAAAACGATGCCGGCACCAAAAATGACCACGCTCCTGTACTGCCGGTTTGCTTCCAGCAGGACGTTCATGGCCTTTTCTGTACCGTACAGCTTTTTTGCGATACCGTCCCACATGTCGCCCTGGATTGTCGTGTAATTATCCAAAGTTCACCCTCCGTTGCTCATTCTGCCACCTCTGTATCATCTCCCGGAATTTGGCCATGGACATTTCCTCCACACGCTCTGCGGTTTGCCGTATCTTTTCGGGAACGTCTGAACCGGAGATGTTGAAAACATTGTTTGGGGAATATGTGATGTTGACCGGGCCAGCGGGAGATTCCACCGCTTTGTCGTTCTTCATAAAATCATCAAGAATCCGGAACGGCGAATCAAAATCCTGTTTCACGATAGGAGCTGGCTCCATCTGTTCGCCCTGCACCATCGCATTGATAATCGGTGAGAACGCAGGCGCAGCCTGTTCAGCCATACGGATGACCGGGCCAGCGGGAGATTCCACATTTACGTCCGGCGTTTCCGGATTTACTACGATACCCGGCGCTGCCGCCGTGGCGTTGACCACCGGCGCAGGGATTTCCGGGAATGGGGGCATGGCCACGGTAACCGGTTTTGCTTCCGGAACCATCACCTGGGGTTTGTTCCCCGGTTCCTGTTCAACGGACACACCCTGTACGCCAACGGAAACGGGCACTGTGGCCTGTTCCATGTTGATTACGGGTGGAACATTGGGTCCCTGTGTTTCCTGCCCTCTAAAACGATTTTTCAGGGCCTCGACAATCCCCGGCATCGTGAAATAGTTTGCCACGTTCATTTCAGCCGGCTTTTGTTCGTACAGGCCTGAGTAGTTCTGTTTCGTCTTCTGTGTCGGCTGCACCATTCCCAGCATCTGGCCTGTGCGTAACCAAAGATTCTTGGCTCGCTTGCTGCCGTCAATAGGGATGGCCGCTTCCGGAGATTCTTCCGCAAAGGTCGTCAGGAATGCGCCCTTGTTGTAGATGCCGCCTTTGGCATTGGCCGCTACTGCACCACTGCTTCCGCCAGCTTCCACGCCCTGTGAGAATCCCACGGTAAAGGAACCGATTGCGCTTTTGGCGGATTCCCACGCATTGGAAACGAGGCTTGTCAGTTTTCCGGGAAGCCCCAGGAAAGCATCTATGATGCCGTTAAAACCTAACTTGCCCCATTCCTTGGCCTTGTCAATAAAGGACTGGCCTACACCGTCCAGGCTTCCGATAATGCCCTTTAGCTTGTCCGGTATATGCAGGAACCAGCCAACGACATATCCGACTGCATAACCGGCTTTTTGGGGCAGTTCGGAAAGCGTCTGCCCGAACCAGTTGTAAACACCGACCGCTGTCGTTTTTACCCATTCCCAGCCTTTCACCAGACCGGCTGACACTTTGTCCCAGTTTTTATACAGGGCATATCCGGCAGCTACAAGCCCGGCAATGCCGACGACAATAAGGCCGACAGGATTGGCCAGCAGGGACGCATTGAAGGCCCATGTTCCGGCAGTGGCGGCAGCCGTAGCATCGGTTCCGGCAACGGTGGCCGCCGTAGCCGTAGCCGTAGCGGCAGCGTTGCTGAGATGGATAAAGCCCAGTGCAGCAGCTACCACACGGTAAGCCGCATAGACCACACGTGCCACTTTGAACGCACCGGCGGCGCCCACCATGGCGGCGGTGACCAGGCCGATACCTTTAATCAGTTCCGGATGTTCTTCTGCCACTTCCGCAATACTGCTGGCCAGGTTTGCCAGTCCGTCGCCAGCGTCAGCCAGCATCGGGAGGAATGCGCTGCCGAATCCAATGGCAACGCCTTCCATGGCGGACTTTAAACGAATCATTGCACCGCTTGCATTGTCGGTCATGGTCTTGGCCAACCGCTTCGATTCACCGTCGCACTTGTCCATTTCCTTGACCAGGGCGTCGAATTTATCCGGAGCCGAATCAATGACGGCCAGCCAGCCAGTGGAAGCGTTCTTGCCGAAGATTGCACCAACAGAGGCAAGCCGTTCCTCCTGGCTCAGTCCCTGCAGTTTGTCCCGCAGCTCTGTGATGATGGCGGACATCTTCCGGGGGCCTTTGGTGTCGCTTAACTCAATCCCCAGGCCTTTCATGGCGGCTTGCGCCTCGGCCTGTTGCTTGGACATTTCGGACATATCCATGCCCAGGGCTTCCATGGCCTTGGATGCCTGTTTCGGCGGACCGGCCAGACGCAGGAAGCCTGTACGAAGCGATGTGCCGGCCTGGGAAGCCTTGATGCCTTTGTCGGCCATCAGGCCAGCCAGTGCGGCGGTCTCTTCCATATCCACACCGAACGCATGCGCTACAGGTGCGGCGTACTTCATGGTTTCGCCCAGCATCTCCACATTGGTGTTAGTCCGTGTGATAGTGTAGGCGAACACATCCGCCATATGTGTTGCTGCTTTTTCTCCTTTCAGCCCGAATGCAGACATTTCGTCAGAGACGATATCTGCCGTCCGTGCCAGGTCGGTATTACCTGCAGCAGCTAAATTCAGCAGGCCGGGCATCCCTCCCATGATTTCCTGTGCGTTCCAGCCGGCCATGCCCAGATAGCTCATGGCGTCCGCAGCTTGCCGGGCGGTAAACTGTGTCGTACGTCCCAGCTCTTTGGCCTGTTTAGTCAGCAGCCCCATATCCTCTGCGCTGGCTCTTGAGATGGCCTTTACCTTGGACATGCCCTGTTCAAAGCTCGCTGCCGTCTCAATCATGCCCACGATGGGACGGGACGCTGCATAGACTCCGATGCCGAATGCGCCTAAATCTGTGACTGCGGATTTTAAATTGTTCTTGGCGCTGATGACGCCATTCAGTTTTGACTGTTGCAGTTCCAGAGCTTTCAGCTGTCCCCGGGCCTTGTTGGCCTTGGCAGCGTAGCCCTCAAAATCGATCTCGTTTTTGTACAGCGCCGCATCCAGTTCTTTCAGCTTGTTCTGCAGTTCCTTGCCCTGCTGCCGCAGCTGAATCAAACCGTTACGGGCCGTATTCATGGAGCCAGTAAAGCCCTGGCTCACAAGACCGTTTATTGAAAATGTAAATTCAAATGTCTTAGCCATCGGGCACCTCACTTCTGTGCCATATCAGTTATCGCCGTGAGCCATTCCATCAGCTCGGACAACGGCATACCAAACCAATACGGTACTGGTCCGTAGCCCCCGTGTGCCAGTCTTACTGCGATTTTTCGGATGAAGTTTGTGATTCCTTCTTTACCGCATCCGGTGTCAGCAAAAAAGAGCCAACATCTCCGGTAATCACTGCAACTTCCTTCAACGGCAGTTCCAGAAGGTCAGGCAATGGCATCTTGAATGCCCTGGCTGCCAGCGCAGCATAGAACATACGGGAGGTCATGATGTCCATGGACTGATCACCCTCCTGCCTTGCTGCCTTTTCCGCTTTCATAAAATCGTTCCCGGACATGGACCGGAGCGCCTTTTCCAATTTGTCTTTATCGTAAACTTTGTATTCCATATGCTCTTTCCTCCTAAAAATAAAGCGTCTGCCAGTGTATGACAGACGCTTCTAAAATCCATTACAGGCCTAATGCTGTGGCTACATCCTTCAGGTAGTCTTTGCCTTCGACTTTGAAAATGTAGTTGTATTTGTCTGCTTCCAAAACTTCTTTGCCATCAATCGTGACCTTGATGTAGTCCACTTCGATGGTGGTTTTGGTGTCGCTGGTGGTACCCATATCACCTTTGCCCAGGGCAGCGGTGGTCGGTACACCACGTACTACAACCTTTATTCCCTGAATCACATATTCGCCGGTACCGGTATCTTTTACCTGATTGGCTTCCCGGATGTCAAAGAGGAAGCTCTTCGGCGCTGCAAAATGAGCAGCAGGAACATCCAGCGTGCGCCAGTTCAGTTCCAGCTTTGCAGAGCCGATATGCCCCAGGACAGGGGAATCAATCTCACCGGCCAGGCCGGCGCCTTTGATGGTGTTGGTAATAGCCTCCAAAGTCGGGAGGGTGACATCTGCCAGGCCCAGCTGGTCTGCGCCATTTTCAAACACCCGGAAGTTAATTAACTTTTCAGGAATCAGCATGAGTTAGCCCTCCTTTCTTAGCTAAACAGCGTATTAAAATAAGACGTATCAAATTCCACAATGTCTTCGATATCCCGGGCGGGTACCGTGAGACCCAGATAGGTATGGAATTTGATTTTGCCGTCGATGAGGTCGGTAATCGGGTTTTCCTCTTCGAGGAATTCGACACGGCCGCCTAACAGTGCGCCGCTTGCAGTCAGGCCGTTGAGACGGATGTTTTCACTGTCCACAACGTTCTGCACCAGGCGCTTGTTGGTCGGCTTATCCAGCTTCTGCCAGTAGGTCAGGATGAAGGTCTGGCCATGCCAGTTCACCATCCTGCGGCTGGAAATGAACGCATCCTTCGGGTCGGTGTTGCCAGGGTAGCAGCCGGTACGGTTGCCGAACGTCCGCCAGCCTCCGATAAAGTTGATTGCGGTCACGATGCCCTGACCATTGAGGTATTCTGCCTCGTTGAGCGCCAGGCGCACTTCCGTGCCATCGGACAGGCACAGACCCGTAATCGGCAGCTCCTTGTTGGAAGGAGATTCATACGGGACATCTCTGTTGGCACTGTCGGTCTGAGCGATAGCACCCAGCACCATGCTGGAGATATGGAAAATCTTTTCGCCCAGCTTGGCCATAGGCCAGCAGACCACCTGGTCTACGCCGGTGTAGGAATTGTTGTTCTTCCATGCGACCGCATCGGAATATTTCTTGACGATGCTGGTGGGGATATCCGTCAGTGACAGCGCCTTGAAATGCTCGTTGATGTTGCCGGATTTTGCTTTAATGACCGCAGCCACTTCCGGATTCTCGGACCAGCCGGGTGCCAGCACGACGCCGGGCACCATGCCGAACATGGTGAAGATATCGTTCAGGCATTCCAGGCCTTTCTTGGCGCCGGTCGTGGAATCCACGCCACCGATGATATCTGCAGCAGTTACCGCAGAAGCATCAACCTTGTCGTAGTTCACGAACATGGACAGTTCTCCGTCCAGAGCACCGCCTTCCAGTACAGAAATCACTAACCGGTCTTTGCTATCCCATGCAAAGTCGTAGTCAGTGCCACGTACTAAGGCATCGCCGGAGGCAGTCTTTTTGACAACCAACGTGGCAGGGATGACCGGGTCGGTCAACACAACGGTACCGTCAGAGTCAATGGTCTTTTCTGCCTGGGCCACAGCTGCTTTGTGGACTGCCGGATCCAGTACGTTGATAAAGATTACCGGAGCCCGGTTGAACAGGAAAAACTGGGAATACATCGGTTCGCAAAGCGTGTATTTGTTCCAGTCGTCGGAATAACCTAATCCAGCATCTGCAGTGCCATAGTTGTAGCACAGCAACGGGGTATTGGCAGGAACCGGGTCAGATGCAAGATGCACCGGAGCGGTACCTACAATTACCGGCAGGCCAGCCGCAGTATTGACAGGCGGCGTAATGCTGGTAGGCACTTCGGAATAGTTGACACTATGTCTGTAAGCCATAATGCTTATACCTCCTTAGCTACTCGTTTACATAACGTGTTTAATAACGTTCCTTCTTTCTTGATGGATTCCATGGCCGAGTTAATCTGGCTGGTCGGCACCATCAGGTGTTTCATCCACGGATGTGCGTCCATGATTTCCTGTACCGGAACGGTGAACAGGCCATCAATAAATACCGTTGCATGAGAAAGCCGCCCCTTGGAAAGGGACGGCCCCACATACATCAGACTTTTACTTTTCTTTCCATCGCTCGTATTTGCCGAATCCATCTTGGGCTTCTTGGAAATCGTCATAACTAAATCCCTCCTCGTGCAGATGTGATATTGAATAGTTGGCAGTGATTGTGCCCAACCACTGTGGGAACGGCTGCTCTCTGTCGTATATGTCAAAAAGCAGAGGCGGTTCCAAACGATATTTCTTTTCTAAAAACGGGAATTTTAGGAGGTCCTGCCGGACATGCTCCACAAGGTTGTACAGACTGCGCCATCCGTCATTTTTATCGTCGTCATAAATGGAAAAGCCAATCTCCATCTTGGCGTTGCTGGTTTCCTTATCGTCCTTCACCTGTACCACCAGAGCGTAGATGAAAGAGCTCCGTGCCTTGGCGTTATCTTTGAAAGGTGGATAACCGGCATACACTTCAACAGGGACCTTCGTCTTTACCGGCGGATTTCCGGACGGCTGCTCTGAGCTGTAGTTCCCGTTCAGTAAATCTTTTATGCGCTTCTGCATCGCTTCCATCAGGAATGTTGGTGTCATTTCGTGATACCTCTTATCAATACATCCATTTCGTGCTCCAGACGTTCTTCCAGTTTCCGGCCAATGTCCTTCTCAAGCTGCGGCCTTACGGTATCGCCACCTGCCATCTGGGTTACGGATGGGCCATGAAGCACTTCCAACGGGTAACGTGTCACCCATATGCGCCGCAGGATAGCAGGTCCGCTGTTAATTCGCCGCACGAAAGCGCCGGGAATCAGCTTCAAGCCTGTGCTCCGTTTGACAGACACATGCACGCCATCATTGCCAACACGCCGTGTAAAATTGCGCAGCTGCTTAGGCCTGTCCTTGAAAGATATCCTGCCCAAAAGCCGGCCGGTCTTTCCGGTGTCCTCGGCAGTCGTGGCTCGCTTGACCGCATCCGGACTAATGGTGTATTCTTTCCGGATAAGCCGGGAGGATTGTGTCTTACCATACGTCACCGTTCGGTTGATGGCCCGGCTCATGGCCCGTTCTGCACCGCCCTTGATTCCGGACAGGATGTTTTGGACAGTTTCCGTTTTCTTTTCGTCAAAGCGGATCAGGATGCTCATTATCTTTCGTTGCCTACCAGCTGGATGGTCAGCATGCCCATATCTGCGTTGCAGCTTTCCACCACGTACAATTTGCCGTCTACATAGAACGCCTGGTCTGTCACCGGAATTTCCGGGAGGTCGTCCGCTTTGCAGTTCACAAGCGTACGGCTCCCGTAGACTCCGTGATAGTTCGGGTTCAGGCCGTCGTCAATGTCTGTATTTTCCGTAACGGAAACATCTTGCAGAATACATTTGCAGGTCGTGCCGTTGAGATCGTGTTCCTCGGCAAACTCATCCATATTCAGGAACACTTTCTCATTGTCGGCCGCAACCATATCTTTGAAGCCGCTCATACTACCGGAGCCTCCGCATCTAAGAAAGGCAGTTCCTCCTCATCCTCAGAAACCTGGGCTTCGAGCAATGCCTTAGTGATGTTGTCTCTGCTTTTCAGCTTGCCGACAGGCAAGTCAAAGTCAGCAGCTAACTTTTTGAGTTCCGAAAACGGGAGCGCTTTCAGCTCCTCTTCGGTCATGGAGGCAGCCTCGCCATCCGGTGAATCAATCCCGCCAGCATGGTTCGCTTCCGTCTCCGGGGTATCACCCGGGGCCTCTTCCGTATCGCCAGCAGCGGGCGTTTCCGCCATCAGAACAGGCTCCTTTACAAATTCAGCAACGCCCAGCTTTACCAGACGTTCTGCTTCCTCTTGGGAGACTTCGGCTTCCTGGCCCCGGCGATAGAGTTTGACCCTGCCGTTTTCATGTGCGCCGTAACCTCCGCTTACAATTCTGACTTTGGTCATGATGCCCTCCTGTTTAAGCAGATACTACGTTGGCAGCGTAGATGTACGGGCAGTAGTTCTGCGGAGCAGCCAGCGGACGGCAGGCCAGACGCAGTTTGCGCAGGTCGTTCGGCTGGTCCAGGATGAATTTCGGAACACGTTTTGCTGCGTGGGTAGCAAAATCGGTAGCGCCGAAGTCGATCTGGGAGATAGCGCCATACATCATATGTCCGCAGCCCGGAGCGGTTACCAGAGCGCTCTTTTCCGGGAAGTACGGAGTGTCCTGGTTATTGTCGTTTACATAGGACTCAGACACTTCAAAGAGATTCAGGCGATAGCCGTTGAAATTCAGAGTGCCCAGGAATGCAACACCGGGGTAGCTGGTCAGCTTCGGGTCAATGGTACCGGTAATCAGGCCGGATTCCTTGTTGATGCGCTCACGGACTTCCTGGCTCTTCATGATAGCTTCGGAAGCATCTGTGCCCAGAATCAGGTCAACAGCCGGCAGGCCGCGATACGCCAGCATCTTGCACATGGCTTTCACGTCGCCGAAGATATCCCCATACTGGGTGTCCCATTCTTTACCGCTGGCAACGGTATAGGTGTGTTCGGACGTGGGGCCGTCATAGAAATGCACTACGTTGACATCGCCGGTCGTTTTGTCGTCGATGTATTCCTGCATGGTGCAGCCGTTGTTGATCATGGTCTCTACGGCCATCCATTCTTCACGGCGTACGATGCGGTCATCCATTTCTTTCAGGTCGTCCCTCTGAATCCGTTCGGCACGCTGTGCAGCGTCCATGCCCGGATAAAGGGCTTCACCAAAGCCACGTTTCCTCAGGTCATCCAGAGACAGGATGCGGGAAGGAGCGATATAGGCCGGGGTGTATTCGTGGATTTCGTAGCCCCTGCGGTCCATGGGGATGTCGCCCACACGGGGAGCTACAAACGCAGCCATTTTACGATCGCCTTTCTTGTATTCGGTCAGCACTTTGTCTGCATTGAAGATGTCAGCTGCGCCGGTCGGGAAATAACGGTCTTTGAAGAACGTACCCATGGGAACGATTTCTTCATGAATGGCCATCAATACATAAGTGTCGAAGAAATTTAATTCAGCCATTGTTCTTTACCTCCTGTATTAGTTAGCAGCTGCAGCCGCTTTTAAGATGATGCCTTTGGTACGCAGGATGTCTTTGTCCTTTTCGCTGATGGTTGCGCCGGTACCCAGGGTCAGCTTGTCGGGGTTGAAGCAGCCGGCGATATAGACCGGGGTGGTCAGGTCAGCAGCAGTACCAACTTCCACATCGTCACAAAGGATGCAGTCGGGCTCATTCGCTGCCGGGTTTTCGTAGCTGATCTTCACGTTCTTGGTGCCAGCTGCCGGGGCGGTACTAAAGGTCACCACGCCGGTCTGGGCGTTGTAGGAGACCGCAGTGTCGGTGGTGCCGACAACAGCTTTAACCTGTACCGGTTTCACGGTAGCGTTCAGCGTAAAGGCGGTAGTGGCACCGTCACCGTTGAACTCTTCGGTGATGGTTCCGCCCGGGTTGGTGCCGAAAATATACAGTTTGCCATCAGCGCCTTTTTCAAAAAGGGTGCCACGAACAAACGAGGCTTTTGCAAGGCCTTTGGCAATAGTGCCAGCGGCTACAATCACTTTCGGCTTGGTATCGGTGACCAGGCCGTCAAATGCGAATTCGCCGAGTTTTTTGCTCAGAACTGCCATTTTATTTGTCCTCCTTGTGTAATGATTTGATTGCCGCACGGGCTTCTTTCATCTTTTCTCCCGGGGTCTTTTCTTCATCCGCTTTCTGTTCAGGCGTCTCAGCCGGAGCCGGAACCGCAGGAACAGCAGCTGCGTTACTTGCAGCGTGGTCCGCTGCCATGTTGCTCAGGAACTGCTGGCCCTTTTCGGCTGCTTCCAGAGCAGCACGGTAAGACAGTTCCTTTGCGTCGCAGGCTTTGTCGCCATACTTGGCAGCATTCACCATGTCGGCATTAAACAGCCCTGCAACCTTTTCAATCCCCTGCAAACGGGCCTGTTCTTGCTGAACAGCGTCTGCACGTGCTGCGCTTTCTAACTGAGATACCAATTCCGGATTCTCAGCACGCAGCTCTTCAATCGTATTAGCCATTGGTTTTCCTCCTTCTTTGGCATTTTTATTTGTATTAACCGGTACGGCTCCGGCTTCTACCGTAGGAATAAAGTCCGGGGCGAACATCCCCGGTGTCAGGTGAACCTCACGCTCCCCGACATAGATGGTGCGGCCATCCGCAGACGCAGCCAGTTTCAAAGGCTCCTCATCCAGGACTTCATCCGCAAAGCCTTTTTCTACGGCTTCTTTTCCGCTCATGTAAGTGGTATCTGCCATCATGTGCAGGATCTGCGTTTTGCTCAACTTGGTCTTGCGTTCATAAATGGATGCCTGGGCTTCGTCATACGCATCGCTGGCCTTGGCCATGCTGCGCAGTTCGTCTGCGTTGTAGCCACCAAACAACAGGCTCCAGCATTTGTGAATCATGATTAAACTGGACGGGTTTACTTTGACGGTATCGCAGGCACACATGATCAGCGAACCGCCGCTCATGGCCATGGCGTCCACGATGCACACCAGCTTCGTGCCCTTAGCAGCCACCTCACGCAGCCGGTTATGAATCAGAATTGACGTACCGGCATCGCCGCCCTTTGAATTCATGCGGATGGTGATTTCGGAACAGCCCTCAACCTGCTTCAGGTCTTCCAGAAACTCGGAACCGATGATAAATTCGCCCTTGATAGGGTCGCCCCAAAAGTCTGTAGGCTGCTGGTCCACGATTTCCCCATACAAGGAAATCTCTGCTTTGTTTCCATCCTGCGTGGCCATTGTGTAAAATGGCCGGGCTATGTTAATCTTGTCCATCGTCATTTCCTCCTTGTGTCTGTTGTGTCTGCTGCGTCTGTTGTGCCGGAATAACTCCGGCTTCACGAAGCAACTCGTTTTCACGTTTCAGCTGGGCCACGTTTTCATCCCAGTCGCCTCCGCCCATCTCTCGGGTAATCTGAGCACGTGTCTTGATGCCCTGGCTAATTTGCAACAGCGCAGCGCCACTATCCTTAACAGGGTCAATCTGTCCCTGTACCGGGCCAATCCACCGGGCAGCGTACCAGGCTTCCCGGATGAGCGGGTCATCAAAAAAGCCAGGAGCCTTTATCCGGCCTCTGGCTATCGCTTCGGTCAGCCATGCCTCATAGACAGGCTGATTGAAATCGTCAATAAACCACTGACGGTACATCTTGAAATTTTCAAAGGCTTCTAACAGTGCCGCCCGGCTTGCAGAATAGCTGCTGTTAAACTCTTTCAGAAGCACTTCATACGGAATTCCTAAAGCCGCACCCATCTGACGGCATACAGCTTTCAGGAAATTGTCAAAGCCAGCGGTCGGTATGTTTGGATTCCCAAATTTGACCGTTTCGCCTTCGGCCAGAACATTGACCTGACCGGGCCCCATCTCGTACTCATTCTTACTTTCGGAGATTCCCTGGTCCGGATTTTCTCCGGGTACCGGCTGCACATCGCCGGCACCAGTCTCATTGAATGGGAGCTCTGCAGGATCTGTCTTCGTTTCCACCCACGCCGTAAAGAAGCTCTGAATCAGGGCCGCCATCAGCTCCGATTCTGTATACCGGCGAATCTGCAGCAACGGCTCAATCACCTTGGCCAGATAGGGCACGCCACGGTATTGGTCTGGGCGCTCTGCGGTCATGATGTGAAGAATGTTCGGCATGCCTGTTTTCTCCCCATATGCCGGTACACGCACCCATTCGACTTGCTTGTCTGCCATTTCATACGGATACGTGTTGCAAATGTGATAGGCCACAACCTGGCCAAACTGATTTACTTCTACGCCGTCATGGATGAGGTTCCCATCTTTTGTTTTGCCTTCGGTCGAACCGGCCAGATAGACGCCGCCACGCAATTCGGTCGGCGTGCTGATTCGGTCTGCCTCGATGAGGTGGATCCGGAGCGAATACGGGTTCAGCGGCGTAGGATTAAAACGCTCTATGAGGGCGAACACATCACCGCTCAACAACCAGCTGATAAGTGCCAGCTGCTGGAGCTCAGCAAAATTGGACAGGCCGATTGCGTCACAGTTCTGTTTCTTGCTGGCCCAAAGCCGGAATTCTGTTTCCGTCTTTTTCCTCCACGACTTGGCCGTTTCGGGAGACAGTCCCAAAAACTCAGCGTCAATGCTGCATTGCAGGGTCAGTCCCACACCGATTACCTTTGTCCGGTTCGTATCAATTGCCGATGTAGCAACAGGCGCAGCCATGTACAGCATCCGGGCACGCTGCCGGAGCGTCCGGTTATGCATGTTGATATCCATCAGGGAAGAGCCGCTTAACGCACGGAAACTGCGAAGCGCACGCTTCACGATGCTGGCGCCTGCGTCACCGTAGCCGGAAGCCTTCGGCTTTACTCCGGTTTTCTTTTTCTTCTTCATGTCTTTTTGCCTCCAAACTTGAGGGAGACGGCGGTGGAAAGGAGCAAAGACCGCCGTTCCCTATGGTAAAGCTCCTGAAAGCTTGTACCCGTTACCAATCCCGGATTACAACTGCCACAGCTTTTCGTGGGCGCTTGTCTGCAAGCAAGGCTTCCAGTGCGTCAATTTCTGCCTCCATCTTCCGGATTTCATCCATCAGGTTCGGCAGGTCGAAGCGTGTCAGCTCCCGGTTATGGATGCGGTAGGATTTCACGCCGCCTTTGACAAGCGCCGTATAGGCAGCCTGTAATTCATCCAGCGTTTCCTTCCGCCATACCAAACGTTTTTCAATCTCGACTTTTGTTGCCATGTCACCATTCCTCCCAATAACGAGAAAGAGCACCCTTTTTTGGAGTGCTCTTTTTCTTCGGCTGTACCTGCACAACAGCTGTCTGTTGTACCTCAACGCCTTTGAGCATTTTTAGTTTTCGTTCGATAGCGTCCAGGTTCGGGTTCATTGCCCGGAACGCTGCCAATGCATAGTTCCGACAGTCCAGCACCTCGTTACGCTCATGGCCGGGAATCTTCTCCCAGCACCAGGGATGTTTCAGCTCCGCTTTATATACAAGGTGCTCGGAAAGCAGCCCTTTAAAATAAGCCGGGCCATAATCATCCCGTTTCGGGAAATGACAATATTTGCTACCGGGCGTCTGTACCCGTAGATTGTCCATGATGCTCTGTTTTCCGGAATCAACGCCTATCTGATATTGCCAGCATGTACCAACAAACTGGCCATGTATGACAATCTTCATTTTCTTAGGCGGTCCGGTAAACGGCTTGTCAGGCCCCGGCATACCTTTGATAGCAAAAACCTTTTTCTTGATACGCCGGTTACATTCTTGACGGACTTCCTGCGTAAAGTGGCCGCCTTCGTCCACAAACGACAGTGACACATGCAGGCCAATCCCGTCAGCAAAATGGAGCACCCTGTCAAAGACTTGTTCGTCCAGAGCCCTCCATGTGTCGGGTTCATCCGGTACGCCCATGATGATACCTTTTTCAATTCCCCATGTCTCACCAAAATGGCCATGGCCAATTATCTCGTATTCCATGCGGTTGTCCTGTGTGTCCACGCCGGCAGTGAGACAGAGAACACCATCCGGCAGTTCTGCCGGGTATTCCTCACGCCGGGCCATCAGAGTATCTTCGTCCTGGATGTCCCCACGGTCTTCCCATAACTCGCCGAAGGATGTGTTATAAACCACTTTCAGCTTATGGGTATCGCCGGTCGCTTTCAGGTATTCCAAAATGATACTTGGCCAGCTCACCCAGGCAGACACAAACGCATTCAGCCAAAAAGACCGGACACCGTGCTCAATGGCCGCAGGGTTTTCCGCTTCCCACCGGGCAGGTTGCCGCTTCAATTCAATTTCATTGCCGATGTATCCGCATCCGGGACAGATGTGATACACGTTCGTGACTTTGTACGTTTTTCTCCCGGCTATGATTTTGGTTTCGTATTCATACCGGATATCGGCAAACCGAATCTCGAAGTATTCGCCGCAGTGAGGGCAGCGGCTCTTCCAGCGCTCCATCGTGCCATCAGCGTAGGAAGCTTCAATAGCACTCCGGTCTTTGGTGGTCGGGGTACTGACTTCCACAGCCTTGGCGTTGTAGAACGTCCGCTGCCGTGCCATGGCCAATCCCCAGGGGTCGCCTTCGTTACCGGCGGACAGCGCCCAACGGTCACGTTCGTCACCGAACACATACCGGATAGGTTTTGACGCCAGCGAGTGGGCTTCCGTGGAACCGCACATCGTGAGGATGCCGCCAGGGTACGTTTTCTGCAAAATCGTGTTTCCGGTCTCCCGGCTCTTCGGGGCGACAACCTTTTTCTGCAACGTAGGGCAGTCACGTATCATCGGGGCGATACGGAGCTTGGAATATTCTTTGGCGTCAATGGTCGTGGGATGTATAAAGAGAATACTTCCGGGGTCTTCATCTATGATGTACCCGATGCAGTTGTTGATGAATTCAGACTTGCCTACCTGCGAAGCGGCCACCATGACAATCCGACGCACTTTTGTATCGGTGAAGGCGTCCATGGGCTCACGCAGGTATGGTGTCCTGGACGTCCTCCATGGGCCCGGCTCTGCAGACGATTCAGTTGACAGCCGACGTTTTTTCTCCGCCCATTCTGATACCGTCAGATTCTCCGGCGGCACCATGCCTTTCAGCACGTTCCGCACCAGCCGGTTCAGGCGCTTGAGTTCTTTCTCCCGATTCTCTTTCGCCTTCGCTTCTTTTTCCTCATCAGTCATCCTCGGCATCTCCGTTGTGTTCCCACTTCTGACGTTCCCGGACTCGTTCTGCAAATTTCTCCGGGTCGTACTGGTACCGGGATATCTCTTTCATGTCCGAGTAGCAGACTTTGCGGATTATCTCCGCCGCTTCTGCCGACGATGCGGAAGAATGCGTATCAACAGCCAGCCTGCCTGGCAGGGAAAGATACATGCTGCGCATGGTGTAGATCAGGTCTTCCATCATGGCGGAAACATCTTCCGAACGGTGGAGCTTGCCCTGCAGCTCAGCGATTTCCAGTCTGGCCTTTACAGCCTTTGACTGCTTCAGCGAAAGCTCTGCATTCAGGCGGCTATTTTCTCGTTTCTTTTCTTCCTGGCTCGGTTCATTTCTCGCTTTGGCATAAATGGTCAGGTATTTTTTTACCGAATCCGCCAAATTGAATTTTCCATCCGAAGATTTATCTAACTGTCCATCCTCGGAAAGCTGCCGGATTCGACGTGCGGTTATACCCAAAACACAGGCAAGTTCTGACGGACTTACTTCTGTTTCAGCTGTAATTTTACGCTCATTTCCCAATTTTTTATCTCCTTTTTACCATAAGCGGAACGGAAATGCCCCGATTTTTGCCTTACTAACTACACGCACTTTGGGGCTCGCGAGCACCCGCAGTGAAGGGGGAGGGCTGTCACAGTACCTTGAGGGGGGGTCGAGGCCTGTGGCGAATACATCCCCTCCACGCCTTCATATAAGCTCATCTAAACGTTTTCTCTGTGTGCGTGGGAGAACACTCGTGGAACGGATAGAACGCCCGCTATGAGCGTTTCCTGCGTTTGCTTGTGTTTTGCCTCAGACGTAGGACAGAATCTCTGCCTTGGAATAGGTCTCGCCCTTGGCCATCATGGCGATAAACTCTTCCTTGCTAAAGTCGGACAGGCGGAAGATCTCCTCAGGTCTCATGCCCAGCTGCTTGGATATCTCCTTCGTAGTCTTGCCTTCGGCTATGAGCTTCTTGACGATGGCCTTCATGGGTTCTAACAGGTGTGTACCACGGGCCCTGTTGTGGGTGATGGTGCCGTACATATCCTCAGCCTCGTCCTCATGGTCTACTATAACCACAGGGACCTTACCGCCCAGCAGGGTAAGTAATGGCTCACGCCCTGATACCGTCCAGCGATGGAAACCGTCTATGATGGTGTAGTCCGGTCTGCAGACTATAGGCAATGTCCATCCATTGGTTTGTATGGATTGAACCAGTAAATTCAAATTCTCTTCCGAAACCTTGTTTGGATTGTAGTCATTTGCTTTCAGCTTTTTTCTGTCCACCCATTGCAGGGAAGCCAGGGGCGCAAATAAATCCTGCTTCATTTTTTCTCACCCCCTTGCGTACGGAATTTCTTTGCATAGTCTGCGTAGGCTCCGTATATGTCCTGATATACCGCACGCAGGGACCGTAGCTTCGGGTCTCCTGCTATGAGTGCGTCGTGCATCTTGCGGTAGTCTCTCGGACGGGCCATTCCGTCCACCTTGTAGTAGCAGCGCCTGTATTGCGTGGCCACTCTCCTGGTGGTGGGGTTGGTGAAATGCTTGTCGAATTCCTCGAACAGCATTTTCCGTGTGAGCTCTTTGTAGTCTTTATTGTCGCCGGCTTCGTTCTGCCTGCGTGTCTTGCTTCGCCGTTTGTACCATTCAGAATCCCAGTAAAGCATGACCAGGTAGGCGTTCGGCTCTCGCTTTTCAATCCGCTGCCACAAATCCGGATCTGTTTCCGCTACGTGTTTCAGGCCACGCAGGGAATCAGCTGCGAAGAAATTGGAGATGCGCAGCGAGTGACGGTTTTCTCCGGCCTGATAAATCCACAAATAGGCTTCGGGAATGTCTAAATTGTGGTCCCGGATGTATAACCAGACGTCTTTATCACGCCAGTCATAAATCGGGTAAATGATATTGCTGCCGGTGATGCCTTTCCGGCCAAGATTCAGCATAGCCATGTATTGTAGACGCTGCACGCTTTCCGCTGCTCGTACACCGGTCAGCATAATACCATCTTTGGTAATTCGTGGCAGGAACGTTTGGTAATTTTCCTGCCCGATGCCTGTCAGGTAAGGACTGGACATTATGGCGAAGGGTGGGGGCTTCCGCACCCATACGTCTTCCTTCCCAGGTTCCCATGTTATCCAGCTTTCCGAATTTGTCAGCTGGTTGAAGCACGATACCTGTTTGAGTGGCAGGCAATACCAGCGAAATTCGGGGCACCCGGCCATGAGGAATTTCTTGCGCCATTCCATCATGGCTTCGATGCAGCAGTCATATATGGCTTCTTCATCAATAAACAGGAGCGTGAGCTGTTTCGGGTCAACTTCGCCCCGGCGAATCATCTGGTACACAAGGTCTGCCATGCATATAGAGTCTTTGCCGCCGGACAGGCTCATATACACAGGCACACCGTTGGAAAAAACGTTCTTTATCCGGATTCGGGCCGCTTCCACGACCGTCATGCTGGACTGCGTACGTTTTACAGCCATATCCGTTCACCGCATTTGGGACAGATAAGGAAACGGCGGGAAACGCCCGCTGTGCCCGTTTCTTCACCGGAAGGTGCGGACGGTTGGGACGCCCCGGGAACGACCGCAGGAGTGATTTCCTGCGATTTGGCGGCGAATTCTGCTTCCTTCTTTTCGTAGGTTTCCCTTGCGTTCTTAATATCGTCCTTTTTGTCCTGGTCTATCAGGCCGTAGGACGACATCATATCGTCAACATCTGTCAGATCTGCAGTTAAGGTCCGCAGGAGCTCCTCATCGTAACCGGGGACGTCCAAATCGTCGCCCAGGTCACGGAGAAGCTGGTCAAACGCTGCCATGTCGTCAACGCCCAAATCGTAGATGCGGTTATCACTGGCCATCATCTTCTTTTTGTCGACTTCGGACATGCCGGCTTTTACAAGGCAGTACGCTTCCGTCAGGCCCATTTCCGTCATGGCCTGATAAAGTCCATTGCCGATCCAAATTATGTTGTTTTCGTCAATCACCAGCAGGCGGGTCTGTCCATTCTTTTCGATGGAGCGTTTCAGCTCTTTTATCTGTTTGTCCGGGTGCATCCGAACATTTATCTCCGGATGTTTCAGATCTGCCAGCTTCTTTTTGACGATATTAAGTTTTTCGCTCATAACCATGCCTCCTTATGCTCTTCCCAAAAATCCCAGAATAAAGCAAACAGGATGGCGCCGACGACGAAATAAATCCGTACGCTGGCCATGAGCGTCCACATCCCCATGACTCCCAAAGGAATCAGGATGTGCCATCCGATAATCAGGCCGGCATTGATTATCAAGCCAAGCTTCTTACCGAATGCGATATAGATACTGTACATGGCGCTGGATAACGTGGATGTTCCGATTATCGTTATCAGAATGGCTTTTACAAGGTTCAGCACCGGTGTGAATTGCGCCCAGGCTAAACCGAAGATTATGGCCATGTAGATGCCGAAAAAGATGCCGCCCAGCGTGAATGCTTTTTGAACGTCCACCTTCACCGTTCCGTCCTCGTTCCGGTCATTGTAATCAAGAATCCGGAAGAAATACGGGTATGTAAAGGGGCCCGGCAGCAGCAGGATTGCTTTCCAGATGCCTTCTTTCATGGGAGCCGCTTCCAGCCCCATGGAGATGGTATTGAAATGCCCGGCGCTCTGATACATGGCAGCGACGGTCACACCCACAGCCAGAAGATAAACAATCAGCCAGCCGAAGCCGTCTGTCAGGACGTTCCGTATCATGCCGAAGCGGTAGAGAATGGCCAAAAAGATTACCGCCTCGGCATATGCGATATACATCCCGGTGTCCGGCCCGAGAATTGTATCGGAAAATACAGCCTGCATACCGTTCATGCCTAACCATGACTGGAACACACACATGATGCCGCATACCCAGAGCATGATTCTGGAACAGAAAACCTCCCGGACTTTCGGCAGCCTCAGGGCCAAATAGCCGAACAGGATGCAGGCGACGGTGTTGCCCAACACCCAAATGAGTGAGGGAATGACGCCCAGCTTCTGTGTCATTGCGACACCGTTCATGAGTGAACCGATTCCTGCCCACGTCGCACAGATACTAAATGCGTAGTACAGCAGTGGATTGCTTTTGAAATTTTCTTTTACTGACATTGCAGTATTCCTCCTTTTTTTGACTGGAACACACACATGATGCCGCCTGGTGTAGCGGTACATGCTTGCCCCGTCGCTGTGCAAGGAGTGGACACAGCGCAAAATACCTCCTTCCGTAAAAAAGTAACGGACTCTCCGGAAATTCCGGAAAGTCCGTCATGGCTTTGATTGAATTTTGCATTTTAACCATATCACATGATTTGGGCGCACTGCAAAGAACATTTGTGAACGGCGGAGAGCAAAATGGAATGGTCGCAAACGGTCACATACGCTTCTTGAGGTAGCGGTCACACCTCATCCGTACAGATTCTGCCGATATTCCAGGGCCTAAAATATCTGCTATTTCAGGCCATGAGAGACCGTAAAGATAATGATAACGGAAGATCTGCCGCAACGTCGGTCGCCGGATACTGTTTATAAAAGTTACAATAAGCGGCTCCGTTTCCTTTACCTTTTTTTCCAGATAGGCAATCTGGGCAGAAATGTCCGCCAAAGCAGCCGCTAATGCCCCTGCCTTGTCGCTCACGCCGGTTCCATGGGGCATGCCGGTGAGCGCTTGGGCCCCCAGCGTCTTCGCCTCTGTCGTGGCATACAGCTCCTTTGCCTCATTCAAATCATGCACTTTGTCGTAATGGTCGTTCAGTGTGTTTACATTCATGGCTACCGCCTTATAGATAGTTCCGTCCGATTGTCAGCATCCAATTTTCGTGGCCATACATCTTTTCAAAAGCTTCCTGGGCCTCTCGCTTATACTGCAGGTCTTTTTCCCGGTTGAAATGCACTGCATCTTTGCTTCCGTTATGGCAGCGATAGCAGAGTGGAATCTTTAATCCATGGGCTTCACTGACGGCCCGGAGCGGTCCAAAAAAGATGTGATGCTCGTGCGGATGCTGTACAAAGGCGCCACAGCTATAGCAATGCTCCCAGTCGTCGGTTAAAATTGAGTACTTCTCCGGAGAGGATGTGACGTCTTCAAAATTGGTCTTTTTCGCTTGCCCTGTGCCGTTACACGCATCGCATTCGTGTTGTTCCCATTCGCCGGTGTATTCATCGCCATTCATGCTCATCATGGGGAATTCAACATGTCCTGTTCCACCACATACTTCGCAAGTTTTAAAGGTACCATTTATGCACCAATTGCTGGTTCCCATTCCGTCACACGCTTTGCATTTCATTTCCATTCGCACTCCTCCATTAAACAACAAAAATCAAAACACATCGGTTCTGGAAGTTCGTATTTGTTCATAAGCTCTAAGTATTTTTCCTTTGTCAACAGCTTTCCTCTGCAGGTTATAGTACGGCATTTGTAGCAGTAGAAGATTCCTTTTTCCAGTTCGTCAATTAAAGTGGATTGGCATTCCGGACAAAGTTTTCCGTTCCGGATCTTGCCGCATATTTCGTTCCAATGTTTTGCGGCATCTTTGTCTTTTTCAAAGATTGTCCACTTTGTTATCGGCGCTTCAGACAAAGAGCATTTTTCATTGGTACAGGCCGCAAAACATTCTTCGTCATTGAACCATTGCACATAAACCTCGCTGCCGCAGACCGTGCATTTACTTAATAATGGGTGTGTATCATGCATCTTATCACCTCAACCAAAAAACCATACTGCGTTTCCATTTTCTATGCACTAAATTCATAATCGCAGGATCTCTGACTATTCCATAGTGTTCTAACAGGCTTTTAGCTCGTTTGCGTGTCATGGTCATGGAATCCTCCTGTATCTCGACATTATATCCACCGCTTACAAGCCAGTCTTTTACCCGTTCTGCTTCTTTAATGGTTAGTCGTTTTGCGAATTCGTAACTGGTGACATTCCACATATCCCAATATTTATGGTTCGGCCCGCCATAATAGCCCCAACCGGATATATAAACCAAATATTCTATTTCGGCACTTCCACTTTGCACCGTAACCACTTCCTTCCGAATTTCCAGCACGCAGCCTCTGTCGGCAGGAACAGATCCAGGCGGTCATGGTACCCGCCGCCGAACCTGTCCTGCACAATCCACACCGAACCATCCGGCAGGGTAATCCTTGTCCCGAATGGGAGATGGTCCGCAGCGCATGTTACATACGCTTGCGGCCATACTCCCGAAGCTGTCGGGTTCCCGGTCTCACAGTATGCGGAGATGTTCAGTGTCTGCCAGAAGATTGCAGCCAGAACAATCAGCTTTTTCATCATTTATTTTTCCAAAAACTCCTTCTTATGCGCCATTTTATGTGAAACCATTTGTGTATTTGCCGCTTCCGGCCTTTGATTCTGTATCTGTTTCTATGCTCATCTCTCAAACGACGCATCAGATATTTTGGTAACCACCTTAATTCCGTATCCTTCTTGATATGCCTCAATGTTTTGTACGGTTTTTTAGGCTCGACATCAAGATTTACAGACGTAATTTGTGGTCTATAATCCAGCGGCAGCGTAATAAAATGTGTCCAACAAAAATCAGGAAAAGCAGACATGTTACCAAAATCATCCCTGTGCCAAAACGAACCACTTAATAATACTCAACGGTACAAGCTCCACAGCGTCTTTATCGCCCGTCTTGCTTCGTAGATGTGAATTCTTGCTGCCCTCAATTGCTTTTCAGCAGCGAAATAAGGCTCATAATCCGAAGCCCGCATATTCAATTTGAAATCACGAAGTGTTTTGAGCGCTTCTGATATCTGTTTTTCTCCGGAATCAATTTCTCTATATAGTTTTTCCAGCATTGTTTTTTACCTCCGGCGACAGGAGCCATTCCATAGTTCCTTCTTTATCCATGCACGGCAGAAAGAGGAACATGGGAGCATATACCTGTCTTACAGCGCATCCTTGCATCTTGACTCTTTGAGTAGCGCCGCAGCTGCCACACATTTGCGTAACCGTATTGATGAATTCTGCCAGCTTCACGGGATTTTCTGTCATTTCATCAAACTTTGTCCTTGTGTGCTCGTAGTACTGCATTACGTGTCCGTCACAGTATAAGGTTACTTTTGTAAATCCGGAATGAATGAATTTACTATAGAGCTGATGCGCATCGTAGGAAGAGTCTCTTTCTTCCCGGATTGTCACTTCTTTCAAAACAGCTTTTACTGAGTACATTGTTCCTCCGCCTTATCACTAACATCACCAATTAGTTCATCTATACCGCCGTATTCATTAACTAAATTCAATCCCACAATATCCTCCTTAAATCTCTAATTTCACGTTTTAATTCCAAATCAAGCCTTCTTTCTGCACGTTCTGCAATCTTTTCATCATAGTCCTCTTTATGACTGGCGATAAAATCACTGGCTTCACCTTTTGTTTTGCCGGTAAATTCAACACCGAGCTCAAGCTCTATAGCTCTGATGTACTCCAGCTGTTTGCAGCTCGGATTGTCATGTCTCCATAACTCGCTCATGAAGCACCTCCGCTATCTGGCAATACTCTGGATTTATGTCTATCCCGATGAACTCACGCCCATTCTTATCTGCCACTATGCCAACGGTTCCTGTACCCATGAATGGATCCAGTACCGTGTCCCCCGGGGCTGTACCAGCCAAAATGCAGTTTTTTGCCAGTTCTTCCGGAAACGTCGCATAATGTTTTAGCCCTCTTCTTTTACTTGTCGAGATATTCCATACGTCTCGTTTGTGACGATATCCGGAAATATCTTCATAGGGAATACTGCCTGCAAGACCGCCATTGCTGACACCAGGGGCAGGACGTACTTTACGTTCTTTGTTGCCGCTACGTCTTCGTGATTGGGGCGGACCAAAGGCCTTCAAACTTCCGCCTACCGCTTTCGATGTAGTATGGGAAACAGGCTCCATGATTGCTTCGTGGTCAAAGAAGTAAGCTGGTTTCATTGCCAGTAGAAAGATGTATTCATGGCTTTTTGTGCATCGATCTTTAACGCTTTCCGGCATAGGATTTGTTTTGTGCCAAATAATATCTTGCCGCAGAATCCAACCATCATCTTGCAGAGCAAACGCCAACCGCCACGGAATCCCCATAAGACTTTTTCTTCCTACTTCCGGCTTATAATCTGGGCAGCACATGAAGCGAATTGTGCCTTTATTGCTACGCTGTTTTTGGCTGGCATTTCCTTTATCTCCCCATCGGAAATTTTGTCCGTAGCTATCTGCAATATTCACCCATAGCGTGCCATCATCCGAAAGCACTCTTTTGACTTCTTGAAAAACAGTAACTAACTTTGCTATATATTCTTGTAAAGTAGGCTCCATCCCAATTTGTCCTTCAACGTTATAATCCCGTAAATGAAAGTATGGCGGTGATGTGACACAGCATCTGCAGGATCCGGATGGCAAAGTCTTTAACTTTTCCAATGCGTCACCACATATAATCATTGCATTCACCTCATTTTCTATTTCCGGCATAATGCCGATACATCATGTCCCATTCCTGTTCCTGGCACCTGGCACACATCTCTTCAGAAAGATGATACGGATTGCTCATGCCAACCCACCATCCGGGGCCGCCTCTCTTCACAATTTCAATCAGCCTGTACCAGTCTTTCTCCCGCAGCATCTCGTTTCCGAATTCAATAGGCTTATGCTGCCTCCATCTCTCCATCAGATACCGGAAAAACAGCTTCTTTCTTTTGTACCGGGACTTAAATTTGTTACGGAATTCTGCTTTGAATAAGCTGATTAAATAACGTCTTATCCTGAATTTCTTATGCGCTGGCGTTTTCTTGATTCTTATCGTTCCGGATATGGTTACAGGCTTTGTCGGGTCGGGGACGTTACTGTCAGCATCCGAACACTCTATGTCCGATTTCATCTGCAAATCGCAGAAAAAGTCGCCAACCTCTATTTCTTTTCCATCAACCACATAGCACAGTTTTGCATGTCCTATCTGTTCTGTAGGCATGGTATACACCTCACGGTCTCCTGCAGGTCGCCCAGTGCGGAACGTACCCGATGCCGGTGGACGTTTGCGGGTCGCCATCCAGCCGGCAGGCGACTACTTCACCGTTCGGGGTGACGATGCGCTCCTTGCCATGCGGGTCTTTCCAATACTGGACAATGCCAGGGTCGCAGGGCATGCTCTTTCCGGGTACGGTCTTTACCCATACGATTTGCTCGTTACAGTATTTGCAGATGCCGAATTTTGTTCCCATGTTTTCACTCTCCAATCCCTTTCACGTACATCTCGGCCCGTTCCTGGCCGGCAGTGTAAAACTTCTTGATGTGCATCGTCACTATCAGACTGTCATCCTTCCACAGGACTCCCTTTACAGCGTCCATGACGCCCTTGGCCAGATTATCCAGGTCCGGGCGACTGGTCGGCCTGATTTTCCCGGTCGCTGCAGCTACTCGGTCTGCATCGCTGTAACTCTTGGGAATCTCCAGAAAAAACCAGATGACAACCTCAATGGCCCGCTCATAGGGCTTGAATCCTTTCTGCTTGGCCACGGTCTGGTTAGCTAACAGCCGCACCAGCTTCTTGTATTCCCGGCAGGGCTTCGGGTCGTACGTCTGAATGAATTTCCCGTGCGTAGCGAACCTGGGGCGCAGCTGCGGGACGATTTTTCCCGGTATAATCAGCGTTATCATTGCATTTCCTCCAACAGCTCTGGATTGTCGTAGATGTCCCCAATGATTTTTATTTTGCTGTTTTTATACCAGTACAAAAATTCCGCTCTGTAATGCTTTTTAGGGAATCCGTTGGCAAATTCCATATAGTACCCTAAGCAAGATTCACTTGGCGCTTTAGTCCAGTATTGTCCATAGTGTTCACCGAAACGAACAACAGCCCTAAGAATCAGCATGCTCTGTTCTCTTTTATCAGTCGCCGAAATCTCTAAGACATCTCCTTCATAGATTTCCCTGCCATAACAGTCTCTGCATCCAGTGTACTGGCCAATCGTCTCACCATCCACTTCGGTTCTGTGATGACCGTCAAAAATGCTGGGTTCTCGCCATTGCGTAAACTCCTTCGGGATGTATACCCCGTAGCGCCACCGTTCGGAAAAACTGTCTTTCCCACGGAATTTAATCAGCCTCATGTTTTAAAGCATCCTTCCAACATTCTTTACATTTCTCCTCTCCGGCGCATCTCCCATCTCCGTCAAAAGAGGGGAGCCCCCAATCATGGGGGCACTCCGTTTCAGTGATTTCCTCATACCTCGCCGGGTTCTCCGTTCTCAGCTTCCGCAGCTCCTCCAGCATGAACCGGTTCCGATTCAGAATTTTCTTCCGGAATTTCGTAACTTTCGTCATAAACAGGATCCTTTCCGTAAACAAGATTTATCTCCGATTCTGACATCTTATATCCCAGCGTTTTGAGCCATTCATACACGGCAATTATTTTGTATGACGGGTCATATTTCGGTTCTTTGCTTTCGTAGCCCCTAATGACAGTGTTCCTTTCATCGTCATTAAACATGGCCCATACCAGCTTAGCGTAATCTTTCTGTTCGGCCTTTGATACCGCCTCAATAAAGCGCTTGTCCCTGTCTATAAATTTGTCGTCATATCCCAGTATTTTTACAACTTCATTTCTGTTGCTTCCGTTGTAGCAAATATCTCCAAACAGACCGCCTACAAGAGCTCCATGCAAAACAAGCACCTTATTTTTGTTGGTAACAGACAGCTTGTTGACAAAATCTTTACGCAGCTCCCAGAAGATTTGGCTTTTCCCATTGATGTATTTCCATTTATTCCGGATTTTCTTTTCTCTTGCCAGCTGCTCCGGAGACTTCTTCTCAACGTTCCTTGTTCTTTTGTGCTTTTTGTAAAGTTTCAGTTCGCCCCATCTTTCATCCAGCACATAGAACAGAGGCTCTGATGTTTCTGTTGGAATTTTGGACTTTTCATTATCCCAGTCAGCTATTCTTAATGCACATATTCTGTCATAATCTGAGCCATAAGTTTGACTTTCATTAATCTTTTTGGCTTTCAGCATCTTGACTGCTGTTTTTACTGCCGGCAGGATTTTTTTAATGTTCTGTTCCCGAATAGTGCTGCTGACTGCAAACTCAAAATCACGTGTCCCTATTTTTTCAAGCACTTCATTCCTTTTTTTCAGGTCATCTATTTTTGCCAGCTCGTCAAAATCACTCAGGCTGATTTGCCTGGTGTCGACTACTTCTTTCAGTGTCGTCTGGTTAAGTTCGGTCAGCTTCACCCTCCGTTTGATTGTCGTCACGGAAAAGCCGGACTTCTGCGATACCTCTTCCATGGTGTCACCGAAGTCAAGTAGCTGCTGGAAGGCATTGGCTTCCTCGTACACTTTTAAATCTTTCCGCTGCATGTTCTCCATGATCATGGTCTGCAGCTGCTCCTTTTCCGTCATTTCCGAAATGACACACGGTACAGACTCCAGCCCTGCCATTTTTGCTGCAGCTAAACGCCGGCAGCCAATAATGACGGTGTAGTGCTCCGGAACCTTCCCAGAGTCCAAAAGCTCCTTGGCCAGTTTGTACTCATCGGAATCGACGCCATTTTCCTGGGTCTGCTCGAATACCTTCCGCCGCTCTCCTTCGTCCATGGTGTGCTCTGGAACATGGACGACTGTCAGATTCTGCAAAACACCGTTCTCCCGGATGCTGGCCGCCAGTTCTTCCAGATCGTCAACCACTTTCCTTGGATTATCCGGATGGGGCCATAATTTCTCCACCGGTAAATAAACTAATTCACTCATGATTTGCACCTTTCACTTTTCTTGACATCGTGCACCTTCTGTATGAGTTCGGCCGTAGCTATAGCCACTTTTCCAATCTCGGTAGTATCTCCGTGCAGATGCCTCTGATTTCTTCTCGCATTTACTGCCCGGCTAATTATTGCCAGGTTCTCCAAATCCAGATTATTCTTGTCACCGTTCAGGAAAACTATCATGTGTCCTTTAGGAACCGGTCCGTTTTTGGCTTCCCATATCAAAACATGCTTCAGTTTCCATTTTTTTGGCTCAGCTACTTTGACTTCCCAGTAACCATCAACATTGCATCTTTCGGAGCCGACAGGCTTCCATGTTGCGGGTCTATGTCCTTTCTTAAATCGGGTAGCACCGCCAGAATTAGGAAACATGCCTTTGGTTCCTTTGTTAATCGGGATATGGCCTTTTTTAAACTCATGCCGGGAATTGCTATGTACGCCTTTTTGGAATTTCGCATCAATTCCGCTTTTCACCCCGAGCCGATTCTTGAGGCTCGCCATAGACATCTCATTGTAACGGGTTCCGAATTTTTCGTTTGCCATTACAGCAAGGTCTATATTGGAAGTACCTTTTACATGTTCCCGGACAAACTGCTTTATTTCTTCTGAAGTCTGGTACATTTTTCGCCGCCTTTTCCCACGTCCAGGAACACCGGCATTGACTCATTCATCGGCAGCGTATCTACTTTTAGCTTTAAGGACTTTAATACCAGGTTCCCGTTCTGTATAATCTGACTTGCTATTCCGGTAATGGCATCGCTCCGTCTGATTTCCTTGTTCAGCTCTTCATCCGAAATGTCGTCTTTACTCAGTCGCTCGATTTGCTCAAACAGCATTGAGTGCAGGTCTGTTAGTGATTCTTTCATTTTTGCTCCTTTCTAAACAACATACTTTTTGTGCGCTGCCGCAAGGTCTTCCTTGGACAAGTCCAAGTAGATCTGCGTTGTACTTATCTGCTCATGCCCCAGCATCTTGCTGACCTGTTCTATAGGCATGCCCCGATGCAGGGCGAACGTTGCGCACGTTCTGCGGAACCGGTGGGGATGGACTTTTTCCACCCCGGCACGATGGCCGATATTTCTTACTATCGCCCCGATACTGCTTTTATCCATAGGTGTATCCGGTTCCAGCAGCTCCGGTTTTTTGTAAAAGTCATGCTTTTCATTATGCGTCATCTTTGCATAGCTTCCGCCTGCGACGGTCTTGCCCTTAGGAAAAACATACGGGTTTGTGTCGCTCCGCTCAGCCAGGTACTTATGTAAGGCCATAACCCCTTTAGCGTTCAAATATACGGTTCTGTACTTGTTACCCTTGCCCAGTACCGTGATCTGGTCGTCCTCAATGTCTGTGACCTTCATGTTTGCTAATTCGTTCACCCGGCATCCGGTCGACAGCAGGATCTCTACTATCGCCCGTTCTCTGTTGGAACGGCAAGCCTCCCGGATTTTTTCTATGTCCATTTCCTCAAATGCGTATTTCGGCTTTTTGATAAACTTGATATGCTCGACTCTGTTTATCGGGTTCTTGATAATCAGTTCTTCCCGCTGCATCCATGTGAAGAATGAACTTAAAACCCGTCTGTAGTTATCCGCATTAAGGTTCGAACTCTTCTGAATGATTCGGGCCAGCAGTATCTGAATGTCAGCTGATGTCCATGTGTCAACATCCTTTCCCATAGCCCGGTACATTCTGTCCATGTAAACCTTGTAGTGTTCTATCGTTTTTTGCGTACATCCAGCGACGGCCTTTGATAGCAGAAACCGTTTCAGATACATTTCATTCTTTCCACCGGTATAAACAGCCAGCGCCTTTTCTTTGGGCTTTATGTTGTAGCTGTCCAGAATTACGCTGAAATTAAGCTTTACCTTCTCCAGTTCCGGGCAGTTCACTTTCAGCAGAGTAAGCATGAGCCGGTCTAATAACTTTTCGTGTAAATCTTCCGTGTTGTTCACCTCTTTTCAAAACAGGGTTAATTGCCCTGTGTTGTCTTCCGGAAGAGAGGGAATCTGTTCCGGCTCCGGCTCATTTTTTACCGGGGCAGGCTTTTTCTTAATCTCTACCGGCACCGGTTCCTGCTTTTTCACAATCTTTTCGCCGGCCGTTCCGATTCTGCTGGTCAGCAGGGCCATCCGGGCTGCTATCTGCCGGATCTGCCATGTTTCCGAGTACATCATCGGAGTTGTCCATACGTTTTGGCCATCCGCCGGCAGCAGCGAACGTTCATCATAAAATCGTGCCGGGTGAGCTAATGTGTCAGCAATTACCACGTGCCCGGCACAGCCCATGAGGGATAACTGGATGTAGCACATCATTCCGGCCAGCTGGTCTATATCCTGAGCCACAAATAAGCAGCACTGCTGGTAGTTCAGTTTCTTTTCCTTGCAGACATTCGCAAAGGCTATGAGAAGGGCTCCGGCTCCGCAGGCAGGGTCGTTTACTCCGACAAACCCCATTTCCTCGACTTGGGCTTTAAAAATCTCTTCGGAAAAACTCATCCTTGCCATCATCTGACATACGTTGTACGGAGTGAAAAACTGGCCGTGCCAATTACTGCCAAGCTCCAGCTGCATGAACAGTTCTCCGAGAAAGTCCTGGTCAGGATTTTCTTCCATCCCGAGAACCACAAGCGCCATCATTTCAGCAATTTTGTCTAATTCTTCCTTGCTGTACTTTTTCGCAATGTCCAGGTATTTCTGTTCCCGTTCTTCTCGGTGCGGGCCGGGGAAGGCGTTTGCTATGGAAATTGCAAACATCTGAATGAAGTCCTGCCAAATTACCCATTTTGAGTATCTGCCATTCAGTCCATTTAACAGCTTTACTATCTGCGCCTGTTCTTTTCCCTGTGCCCGTACTATCTTGGCCATGGTTTAGTCCTCGAAATCTTCGACAGGTTCGCCCTCGGCTTCCATGGCTTCGTCCACACTCGGCATAACCGGCATGAAATTCTCTTTCAAAGAGTTCCTTGTGATTACATCCCGGAAGAAGAACTGCTGCCAGAAGGACACAATTTTCACGAAGATGTTTTTAATTTTTGTCTGTAAAACATCCGTGATAACGAACGTACCGTCCTCAAACTTTGTGCAGATATGGCCATCTTTGAACACCATAACCATCTTTGCACCGGGGTCGCTCTTGTCTTCCTCTTTCTTCATGTCCGGCATAAGCGTTCCCTGTTCGTACTGCTTCTGCACCTGGCTGATCGTCAGCCTGATGGGGTAGGTCTCCTTTTCCAGTTTGAACACCAAATCGTGTTCGTCGCACAGCCCCTGTAATTTCTTTACCTGCGCATCGTACATCGTTACTTCAGCTTCCATTTTTCATTGCTCCTTTCTCAATTTCGTTTCAATGTAGGTCAGCCCAACTGCGTAGGCCGCCCATAAATCTGCTTTGATTCCCGCAAAAAAGTCGGGATTTGCTTTTGTTCCTCTGCCGGTTCGGAAATCGTGCTGGCAGAATCGGTCTATCAATGCCCGCCGTATTTCAGAATCGCCTGCCTTGCTGCTGTGGCAGATGTGCATCTTTTCTTCCATCCGGAAAACATACTCGGGAGGGATAAACAATTTCCGCCGCAGCGTTTCGTAAAATCTTCCGACCCAGACGGCCGTCTCCAGCACATCCCTGCCGATAAGGTTGCCGTAGCTTTGTAGCATCTCTATTGCGCCCCTGTCCTGTTCCTCAAAGTGCAGGCATTTGATGTACTGCTGAAGCTCCTCGTTCTCAAGCATCTCCATGTACAGCGGCTTGAGTGTTTCGCCGTCCATGATAACCATTGCAGACTTTTTGTTCCCCGGGTCTATTGCGATGACTTTCAATTTTTGAGCCTCCAGTTCTTTTCAATGTCCTTGGCAATGTACAGGTAGTATGCTTTGCTCCGTTCCGCTATCCGGGAACCGACCGCTTCGTCTATTTCGATAAGCGTCCGGATCGGCAGCTCGCAGGAGAAGATTGTCACATACTTTTTGTCCTGGTACCGGGCGTTGATGATTTGAAATGCGAGGCTGACGTCCGCTGCGGAAGGTTTGAACCCGGCCTGCGTTTTGAACAGGTCGTCGATGTAAAGCACCGGTGCCTTCACCAGTTCCTCAATCGCTTTCCCATACTCCGCATGGTCATTGACGATAGCTTTCAGCTTTGTGCTTTCGTCCTTCCACATCATGTACTTGCATCCGACCATTTTCTTCAGCAGGTCGTGTACGATGGCGGTGCAGATGTGAGTTTTCCCACATCCGACCTGTCCACCAATGTAGAACCACTGGCCGGTAAGGTAACCACCGTTTGCGTACTCCTGCGCTTTGTTCATCATCTCCTGCTGGAACGGATGGTAGGTGAAGAAGTTTTCGAATGTCTGGTCTTCCCGGACACCGGCATTCTTGATGGCAGCCTCTGACAGTTTTGCTTTCCGGCACCGACACTCTTCTGCCACCTCGCACCCGTCGTACCAGTAGAACCGATACCCAATGTCTCCGCACAAGGTACATTTTGTATCTGCCTTTACTTCAACCGGGACATACACACGTTCTTTAAACCTTGCGCCACGCTTGCACATCTCCAGCTTATCGGCCTCAGAAAGTGTGCTGCTGTTCCCAGTCTGCCAGCCGTTGAAGCCCCGGTTCTTCAGAATGTCCTGTACCGCTTCCATTTCCGTCTACCTCGTCTTCCCATCGTTCCTGGTTCAGCCATGTTGCCGGGTAGGGAACGAATTGTCCTGCATCTCTTGTCCATTGTGTTTGTTGCTTCTGTTTGTTTACCGCCTCAACCAATGCTTCAACAGTTGTCTTTTTCAGAGCCTTAGCAAACGCTTTTCTTGCTTCCCCTTTGCCTTTCTTTTTGGGGTACACCTTCCAAAAAGTTTCAAAGGGGGATATAGGGGGTTTATTATCTATATCATTATCATTATCAATATCAGTATCATAATCATTATCATTATCTGTAGCGTTTGTAGCGTTTTCGCTACTAAAGTTACTTTTGTATTCATTTGTAACTTTTGTATGCTTTTCGCTACTAAAGTTACTTTTGTATTCATTTGTAACTTTTGTATGCTTTTCGCTACTAAAGTTACTTTTGTAACGTTGGTTTACTGCTTCGGCTCTCTTCTCGCAAACCTGTTGATATGCGGTTTTGTTCTTGTCCAGCTTTGGCCGTATGACAGATTCCCAGAGGTAATCGACACCGATATTTGTGAAGGTTGGCTCTGTTCCGTCCTTGTCATAGTCGATAATCGCTATTATCAGTTCGGCAGCGGCCAAAGTGTCGCCCTTTTCTATCAGCACTTGGAATACATTCCGGAACTCATACGGCACAAGAACGGACTGTTTCTCTTTTTTTGCCATGATTACTATTTTCCTTCGATTCTGCTGTTCCACTTTTGCTCAATAGCTTTCACTGCATTTTGTTCCCAAAAATCATCATCTTCCGGGTTACCATGCGCAGTTTTTGTTCCTGTTTGCGCATCGCACACAGTACACTTGCAGTAAACGAACAATCCTATTCTCCCTTTGCGCCAATACATTTCGGGTTCTCCGCCACAAAAGGGGCATTGTTTCAAATACATGATTTACACTCCTTTCTGAAACAGAGGGGAATATCCCCTCTGTTGCGATATTAGAACGGTACTTCCTCATCGAACGGAACCTGGGTGCCTAAGTTGTCAAACGCCGTCGGCTGTTTGTACTGGGGCTGGGCCGGTTGCTGTTGCGGATACTGTGCCTGAGGAAATCCCTGTTGCGGGGGCTGCTGTTGGCTCTGCTGCGGTTTCGCACTGTCCCCAAAGTAGAACCCTTGGACATTCACTTCATACGCTCTGCGCTGGTTTCCGTTCTTGTCCTGGTAGTCCCGCATTTCCATCCTGCCGGTAACGGTAATCAGTCTGCCTTTTTTGAGGTACTGCCGGGCCAGATCTGCCGTTCCTTTCCATGCGATGCAGGGGAAAAAGTCTGTGGGCCGTGTGCCGTCTTGCAGTTTATAGTCCCGGTCGACAGCAAGATACCATGTGGCCACGGAGGCGCCGGACGGTGTAGTCCGGCATTCCGGGTCTTTGGTCAGCCTGCCCATGAGGTTGATATTATTCAGCATCGGTGGGACCTTCTTTCTGTAACAGCTTGCAGGCCGCCTCGATGATTTCGCTCCTTGTGCTGTCATACTTTCCGTGGGTGTCCAGCAACTTAAACATCAGGTCAACAGCCGCTTCGCATTTCACAAGGTGCTTGAACTCCGATACCGGGATAGTAATCAAATCATCCGGGGTATCACCGAAAATGATTTCGGTAGGTTTAAGTTTTGTGATTTTAGGAATGTTCTCTTTCGGAATTTCCATTTTTAAATCTTCGGCATTAACGGTTTTGTTTTCGTCCATGGTGTTTTCTCCTTTCATTATTTCCATGATTCTTTATATCTGGCCAACTGTTCCGGGGTGTCCGTTTCGATTCCCAGCTCCTTGGCCTCTGTGATGGCTCCGTCGATTAGCTTTGCCATCTCGGCGGAGTCCATTTCGTGGGTGGATTTGTAAACGATGTAGCAGTTGAACTTCACGCCGTTGTCTGTGCGGACATCAAACAGCTTTGCATAGGGGTAAATCTTTTCGACATCTACGTGCTCCGGCAACTTGAAGCCTATCGTTTTGCCGTCCTTGTCTTTGGCCACGACACCGTAATTCAGAACCAGCCGCTTTTTCGTTTCCTCGTCGCTTTCTCCCAACGCCCTGGCTATTTTGTTCAGCAGGACGTGGAAGTAAGCGTTTGTGTTGAGGCTCCGTTTCTTCCGGTACTTTTTGATTTCTATGGTCAGCTTCTCTTCATCGTGAAGCTGGTCGTACAGGCCACGGACATCGCCTTCGATTTCCAGGGTCAGCCGCTGTTTCCGGTTTATGCCAAAACTCAGGTCCACAATTCTGCCAATCATTTTGCTACCCACTTTTCTTCGTAGATCGGCATAAACCCGGCCACATCCAACCAGCTGAAGAAGTTCTCGATTTCGTATTCAATAGACAGCGTTGTGCCCCGGGAATATGTCTCAATGTACAGGTCTGTTCCGTCGCTCACAAGGTACCGAAACTCGTAGGCATCGGGGACGATTTCGAAGTACATCTTGTGCTGCGGGGATTCCAAATATTTCCCAGCCAGTTCTGCGCCTCCCATGCCTTTGTTCAGGAACTTGATGTCGTAGATTACGCCGGCCTTGAGTCCGTCCAGGATTCCATACAGCACCAAGTTTTTCCCGGCGATGAACGTGTCCCGCATTGCCTTTACCTGCAGCTGTGCGCCCCGTAAGATCTTCGCCACTTTGCTGGCACCGGTGTACCATTTATGCTCCTGCACCGGAACCAGCTTTTCGTTGATGATGTCCTTGCCCCATACTTTGTCATGCTGTACGGCAGTAGGTGCGCCGTTCAGAATTGCTGTGACGAGATTCTCGAAGTCGATGCCGTTCTGCATGGCTTCGTTTGTTTCGTGCGGTTCCCGGCGGAGAGTGGAGAGGAAGCCGTTGAAGGCTTCCTCCTCGTAATCGTCCGGACAGTTGAACGTGTACAGCCATGAGGACAGCAGGCTCTGTGTCATCAGATACCGCATGCTCATTCTCCTTTCAGCACATACCCGTCTTTCTTCGTGTACTTAAGCCCCAGGGAATTGGTCTTTTCCGTCAGCATGGCCAAAGCTTCCTGCTTGCTGGTCAATGCGTGCTCCAACCCTGCGATGGTTTCGGCTGCCATGTTCGCCGTTTCTGCATCTTTGATGTCCCCGATGATGCCGCTCACAACTTCCATGGTGGCCGCATAGGTTTCTTTCAGCGGTTCGAAGTATTCCTTCTCGGCTTCGATGTTCTTCCGGGCCTGTTCGAAAAGCTGTGTCATGAAGGTGTTCGGGTGCTTGTCGTCCAGGAAGGGGACCGCAATCTTTCCGTTGATACCGTGCGTACCCTTTGCGAAGTATTCCTGCTCCGGAGTGAAGCAGATCGTCCGCTTGGTGCCCAGCATCTGAAGGTAGCCGCCAAAGTCGCAGGAGTTCCATACAGTGTTCCTGGCAGAGCCTTCACAGAGTAACCGCTGTACCGGGTTACCGTCCTTGTCGGCTTTTTCCTCGGCGTGGAAAACATAGATAATGTTCTTGTTCATTACCGTCTTCACATGGTTCGTGAAGTTCTGAAATTCCGTCTTCACAAATCCGAAGCCTTTGAGGGAGGAGAATTCCCCGGCCTTGGTCTTTGCTCCCGGCTTCGTCCGGAACGCCCAGTCCTTGAGGAATGTTACGAAACTGCCGCCGGTGTCGATGATGATGGTTTCAAAGTCTCTCATCATCGGGTCCTGCAAGTCGTTCCAGACTTCCTCGTAGGTATCTGCAACGATGGTGGTTACACGATGGTCTGCACGTACCCGGGAAACGCCCCGGTCAAAGTCGATAAGCAGGGGCGTGGGTGCGCTGCACGCCAGTGTCGTTTTCCCGATACCGGGGCTGCCATAGATAATGGCGCTGAATGTCTGTTTTGAGAAGTCCATCTTCTCCGGTGTTAAAATCATGGTTCATTGCTCCTTTCAGATTTTGAAATTTCGCTCAACCTGTATGGTGCTCTCACATAGATTGGCTCGCTCAGTTTTTTGGGTACCCTCGAATACTGGTGGCTCGCTCCAATTTTGTGGTTCTCTCGTGCTAAATGGCTCAATCTCTTTGGTTGTGACAATCTTCTCCCATGGCTCTTTCAGCGCATTTGGTACACACGGGTGTATTGAATCACTCTGGTTTGTTGGTGCTCTCTATAGCAATGGTTCGTTCGAGCTGATTGGTGCTCTCTTGCTTAATGGCTCGCTCTTTTAATATGGTTCTCTCGGATGTTTTGGTTCGTTCATTTTTAATGGTGCTCACATCGTGTAAGACTCACTCGCCAACACTGTTGCCATCCTGCCACTTGGTTCTTTCTCGTAATATGGTGCTATCTATCACGGTGAATCAATCGTTTCATTTGGAACTCTCCGGAACCATATTTCCCTCGTATTCTTCCTGTTGCTATCGCCTGAAATGGGTCTTTCCATTTCATTGTTGCTATCGCTTTACATGAATCATTCCTATTATTTGGGGCTCTCTGCGAAGATGATTCGCTCTGTTTTAATGGTGCTCTCTCCTTTGTGGGCTCTTTCTTAGTATGTGGTACTCTCAATATTTCTGAATCGCTCGACGGACATGGTGCTCTCGCAACTTATGGCTCTCTCACTCATAATGGGACTCGCAGTTTATATGGACCACTCTACTGTATTGGTACTCACGATTGCTATGGTTCACTCTGCTAACTTGGTGCTCTCAAACGTATTGGTTCACTCTTGCCTACTGGTACTCACGATTGCTATGGTTCACTCTGCTAACTTGGTGCTCTCAAACGTATTGGTTCACTCTTGCCTAATGGTGCTCTCGTTAGATGTGGTTCGTTCTAACAGTTTGTTTCAATCCGGTTTTATGACTTACGCCGGCAAATCCAGTTTGTGATTTTTCCAGTGTGGCGGATAAATCTCATGGGCGTGGCCCAGGATGCCAATCGGGTACGGTTTCGGGGCCGGTTCCCCATGTTCCAGCTCATACCATACGGTGAACAGGTGAGACAGGAACAGCTTCACGGCGTAGCGGCTGGCCCGCTGGTTGATGTGTGCCGGGGGAAGCATCCCGTCCTTGTAAAACTTGTAGGCCTCCGTGGTCTTGCCGATGTTAAACTTTTCCAGCATGGCCTTGGCCTGGGCTGCGTATTCATGCTTATCGTTCTTCTGGACTTCGTACTCCTTCCGGATCCGGAACACATGGCCATAGATGTCGTCGTCTTTGTTGCTGACTTTGATGAAGCTCTGGCCAATCTTCCAGCAGAGCGTTTTCAGCCTGGCGTTGTAGGGGCGCTTTTCGCCTTTCTTCCACTCCCGGGTAGGGTCAAGCCCTGCGAATGCGTGAATCTGTCCGGCGGTCTGAACCTTCCGGATATCAATGTTGGCCATGAGGCCTGCACTGATGACCGGGCCTATGCCGGTGATGCTCATCATCCAGCGGCCGATCTCCTTGCTCTGTACATAGGCCTGCAAGCAGGATTTGATATTGTTTTCCAAAGTCCGGAAGTTGCTGGCGAAAAAGGCCAGTGTTTCATGTGGTTCTCCTTCCGGCGTGGTGTCCAACCTGCGGCACTGGTTGTCCGTGGCTTTGCGGTACTCCTGCAGCTGGTAATAGGTATCAACCAGATACCTGGCCTCTTCATCCGTAAGCAGGATGGATGCGGTCTTAACGTCTTTTGTCAATTTGGTTAATGCTGTAATATCCATTGAATTTTGCTCCTTTCAAAACACTAATTTCCTTTGTTGCAATCACATCATATGGTTCGCTCAACCTATATGGTTCTCTCATCCAATGTGGCTCACTCAAATGACTTGTTGCTATCTCAAGGTATGGTTCTTTCGCTACAAATGGTGCTCTCACGTTTCTTGAATCACTCTGCGCAGATGTTGCTATCGTTTATCATGGCTCACTTATTACCTTTGGTCCTCTCATTTGGTATGGCTTGCCATCGGGATTACCAAAACATCTCCTGGCTGGATGTACCGACCGGCCAGTTTGTTCTGCGCCTGAATCTCATAGACAAATTCATTGAATGGTTTTACCTGCCGGTCTGCATATTTACTTGCAATCTCCCAAACGGTTTCGCCAGCTTGGACGGAGTGCTCCACAAAGCGGGTCTCTGTCGTTGTAGGTGAACATGCCGCCCAGCAGCATAACGTTATTAACAGGCTCAGGACTAAAAGTCCATCCGCAATCTTCCGTTCCGTTCTGTTCTTCATGGTCTTTGCTCTCCTTTATTTCTTCGTTATGGCAGCTGCACCGTTCGCCCGGGTCTAAATGCGCCCCGCAGCGTGGGCATTCTCTGTAGTAGCTCATTGCGCTTCCTCTTTCGGTTCGTCAATCAGGCGATACTCTCCGTCACTCATGGCGACTACCTCTTCAATCACCTGGTTACATTCCTCTTCCGTAAGCCCGACGATGTCACGCTCACCGTCTACATAGCCGTCTTTCATAACTACGACTGTTCCGGCAAGCGGGTCGTATTTGCTGTACCAGTCGCTGGTCACCGGATTGATAGACTTTCCTTTCAGTTTGCCTTCCTCGTCAACCAGCAGGCAGAACTGGTACGGCATGTATATGGGCAATACGCGCTCCACGTAACCGCCTAACACCTTGCCGACAGTCTCGTGCATCGGTTCGCCAAATTCCTTTTTATACATCGTGTAATCGGTCGTGATCACCAGTCCTAACACTTGGCCAGCCTCCTTTCTTCCTGTTCCTTCCTCATAAGCTCCAACTCTTCCCGGAGCATCTTGCGGCCTTCCTTCGTACTTTTGAGCTTCGCCAGGAACCTGTAGGCGCATTCGCCCAGCCGGTTCATCTGCGAGTCTGTGATTTTTGTTTCATCCAGATACGGGATTCCTTGCATTTTAGTTTCCTTTCTGCTAAAATAAGGGCGAAGTGAATTGATATTTGCTCCTTTCACTTTGTAAAGAGTCCGTTGCGGGTACCGCCGCAGCGGTCTTTTTTTTGTTTCAGTTCGCAACCTGTTTGCCGTCCGGCGTAAAGACGATGGTTCGCTCCGTACCGCCCGGCAGATGCAGGACAACAGGAACATTTACTTCCCGGTTCCGTGCTTTGTCTCTGGCCATGGCCTTGACTGTACCAATGTTCTGGGAGCGTATCTGCCGCCCAGCAATTACGCATTCGGCGTATGGCCAGAGCGCTTCTTCCTGCCGGCTTTCTTGCCCGTCTTTCCATGTTGGCTGGTACCGGGGTCGTCCTCTTCTTGGCTTAACCTCTTCCAATGCTTTGCTCCTTTCATTCCCATGGCTTATTGCACACCGGACACCTTTCTCCGCCTAAGTCACGTTCGTGGTTGCAGATCGGGCAACTGTCACCGTTCGATGGTTCGTATTCAAAAAGCCGTAACGTTGTGTTTTCTTCCGGCGGTGCCCACTCTTCACCAAACATGCTTCCTCGTGCATAAACCATGATGCCGTAAATCTCAATGCGGTGTTCGTTGATATAGTTGTTGGCCTCAATGATGGTCGGCTGTCGCTGGCTTCCGGTGAAGTAGTGGACTGTGCATCCGTAGTGTTCGTCGTTCCATTCTCTTTCGTACGTGATTTTGTTTTTGGCCATTGTTACCTCTCCCCGTCCCAAAGATGGGTGATGTCTCCGTCCGGATGCACCACGATCTCTCTGGTACGCCCATTCCAATTCTCTGCAACCAGTACAGACAGTCCTGTGCTTTTTGCGTAGCCTCTGGCTGCTCCCATCGCCTGGTCGTATATCGGGCACTTGCCGATATAACCGCCGCCGTCATATCTCAATGTGTACTGTTCCATGATTTGCTCCTTTCGTTTGTTTAATATGCCTTCGTGCCAGGAGGGTTTGTACTTGGTTCACATGCTTACCTCTTAATTTTTGCCCCATGCTTCTGCTTTAATCTTTTGCCATTCTGCATAGCTGGCACATTCAAGTGTCTTAACAACTATTTCGTCACTGATTTTGATGTTGTGCCTTTCACATACTGTTAATACAGAATCTAAAACAAACGCCATTCTGTTGTGTTCAGCCAGTTTGTTAATTACAGCAGCTAAAGTAGTATCTCTGCTGTTGGTTGTATAGTTTCTGCCTAACATTGCTAACCCATCCAACACATCATCCTTGCCTTGAAAGAGTTGCTTTAAGGCTTCCAACGTATCTCCATCTTTCTTTATCATCGTTGACATAGAATTTGCTCCTTTCACAATGTTGCGCTATAACGCTTTCTGTTTTTTATCGGTTCCCAATTCTTGGTCTGCAAACAGATACGCAATACCCAGAGTCGGGAAAAATTTGTCATGGATTTTAAACGCTTCATCAATGGTAAATTTGCTGCTACCATCAATTTTGTTGCTCACTGTATTGCGGTGGACTTTTAATTCTGCCGCAATAGCCTCAATAGAGATATCCGCACCTGCCATTTCTTTTTTCAGGTTGACCAGAGCCATCTTCTCACCTCGCTTTCTACGCATTTGCGTGTTTATTGAGATTATAATACACTCAAACACGTATATTGTCAACAAAAAAATATGCAAATGCGGAAATTTTTATTGACAACATTTCAGCATTTGCATAAAATTTGAGTAGGAGGTGCGCTATGAGTATTGGTTCTAAATTGAAAGAGTTGATAAAAGAAAGAAAAACAAATGTCAATAAATTAGCTGAACGTGCAGGCGTTGCTCCTACAACCCTGTATAGCATCATAGACCGAGATAACACCAAAGCAGATATAGACGTTTTGATTAAAATCGCCGGCATCCTTGATGTACCAGTTGAATATTTTAGCGATAATTATAATCCCAACATTAAAATCAACATGGTAGTAAGCGAGTTTGAAAGGAAACTCATATCCGATTTTAGGAAGTTGAATTCGGATAATCAAGACAACATAAGCAAACTTGTAAATAGCCTTGCGACTTCTTCGGGCACCACTATTACGTCCGAAAAAGAAAAAATGCCATCCGCATCGTAGTGAGGAACGGATGGCTTTACCCGCAAGGTTGTCATGCGTATTCCGTTAGAAACTACCGGGAATCGGTAAGCTTTGAAAGAAACGGTAACGTAGTAATCTTGTACCCATCAGAACAAAACGAATGAGTACTGATATTTCATAACGCAGAACGTTATTTCGTAACAAAACGGGGTGTCATTATGAAAAGAATTCTTGCCGTCACGTTTGTCCTGCTCCTGCTGTGTAGTACAGCCCTGTCCTATGTTGGGAACCGCAACACAAAGAAGTTCCACCATGAAAGCTGCAACTCTGCCCTTGAAATAAAGCCCAGCAACCGGGTACATATTGAGACCAGGGAAGAGGCCGTTAATAACGGTTACGTTCCGTGCAAGCGGTGTAATCCATAAATTTAGGAGGTATTTCAAAATGAAGTTTTACCAGAAAACATGGTTCATCATCCTGATGCTTATCTTCGTTTGGCCAGTAGGCTTGTTCCTGATGTGGAAGTACACGACCTGGAACAAAATCCTCAAAGGCGTTATTACCGTTTTCCTTGTATGGCTGGCTTATGGCATGATTACCGCAAAGCCGCAACCGAAGCAGGAAGCTGTTGCTCCGGCCAAAACAGAACAGCCGGCAAAGCTTCCGGAAAAGAAAGAGCCGGAGAAAAAGGCTTTGGTGTTTGATAAGGCGATTGAGAAAGTAACGGAAGAGCTGAAAGACAAACAGAATTTCCCGTACACAAAGGATGTACATTTTGAAGTCAATAATGAAAAGAAAGAAGTCGTTATGACCGCTTTAATGAACAACGGTCTCAAAAAATGGGTGGCCATGGAATTTGCGGACACAATGATCCGCCGCTTCTCCTTCTGGGCTGCGTTCTATAACAATACCCTCAAAGGGCCTGACAAAGACAGCTACGGCAGCCTGTTTGATGAGTACGGAATCTTTATTGTTGTCGGCAGCTCTGCAGACGGAAAAAACAATTACTACGAAAAGTTTATCCGTCCAAAGATGCACACAAAGCAGGGCCCGGATTGGAAGGAAGCACAGCGCAAGGGAGAATAACACGGAGGCGCACACATGCCACGTAAATCTGTTACCGTAAAACAGAATACAGCCGCAGCGATTTATGCCAGGTACTCGAGCCACAACCAGAAGGATGCGTCCATTGAGCAGCAGGTCGAAGCCTGCACTAAGTACGCTGCCGCCATGAAGCTGAACATCGTGGCCACGTACTCTGACCGGGCCAAAACCGGAAAGACAGACAGGCGCCCAAACTTCCAGCGGATGATGAAGGATGCCGAACAGGGAGGCTTCCGGTATGTCATAGCCTGGAAGAGCAACCGCATGGGACGGAACATGCTGCAGGCCATGGTCAACGAGGAAATCCTCCGTGGCTGCGGCATAAAATGCCTGTACGTCGAAGAGGATTTTGACGATACCGCTGCCGGCAGATTCGCTCTCCGGAACATGATGAACGTAAATCAATTTTATTCGGAGAACATGGCCGAGGATATCCAGCGTGGCATGATGGACAACGCCAAACAGTGCAAGGCCAACGGTTCCCCACCATTCGGGTACAAAATCGCTCCGGATAAAAAAATCATAATCGATACGGAAAAAGCTCCCATCGTGAAGGAGATTTATCAAATGGCTGCAGACGGGTACCGCATTGTGGACATCTGTAACAACCTGAACGGGCGTGGCATAAAGACAGGTACCGGCAAGCCGTTTGGCCGGAGCTCCTTCAACAAGATCCTGCACAACGAACGGTACAGGGGCATTTACATTTATAAAGATATCCGGATTGACGGAGGCATCCCCAGGATTGTAAGCGACGCTTTATTTTTCAGGGCACAGGAGGCGTTACGTATGAAACCGAATCCACGTTTTAACGGCCGGCGGAGAGAAAACAGCGTGTACCTGCTGACAGGGAAACTCTTTTGCGGTCGCTGCCTTTCGCCTATGATAGGCGATTCCGGAAAAAGCAAAACCGGAGCAATGCATTATTACTACAAATGCCAAAAGCGGAAACGGCAGCACCTTTGCAACAAAGAGAACGTCCAGCGTGATTACATTGAAAACCTCATCGCTAAAAAGCTCTATGATTATTGTCTGAGGGATGATATAATTGAACTCATAGCAGACAATACGATAGAGCATAACATCAAGAAGATGAAGGAAGCCAACGTCGGGGCTCTGGAGGAACAGGTCACGGATGTCAACAAACGCATCGGCAATCTGATGAAGGCCATGGAGGCCGGGGCCATGTCACAGAACACCATAGCCCGGTTCCATGAGCTGGAAGATGAACAGATGAGGCTGAATTTCAAACTGAATGAGGCCAGGGCAAACGTGGTGGCCTGCAGCCGGGAACAGCTGATAGCCGGCATGCGAATCTTCCGGAAGGCCAATGTGGAAGACAAGGAGACCCAGGCGGAGCTGTTCGACATGTTCCTCCGTGCAGCGTTCCTTTATGACGACAAATTGAGAATAGTATTCCAGCTTTCCAAAGACCATGAGAGCCTGGAGATACCGCTTGAGAAGATGGCAGGCACCGGGGGGCTGGAAGAGATCAGGGGCGCCCTGCCTGATGTTCGGATAAGCGACAATCTGCTCCACCAAATTGTACAGTTCCACATTTACAATGTCAGGTGTGGTGAAAAATAA